ATGGAAAATTTAGAAGAAGAAACAAAAAAAATTACTTCAGCAATGGTTCAAATTTCAGAGATTATCACAACAAGCGGAATGAGCGGAATTTGTATTTTACATAAGGGTAAAGGAAATGTTATGGCTTCTCCATTACTAATACAAGGAACTACTCTTGATATCATACCGGCAGTTGTATCAGTCATGAAGAACCACCCAGTAGCTCGCGAAATATTTCTTACAGCCTGCGAGTGTTACAAATGCCAAGAAAACGAACAAGCAGTGCCAAGAGATATGCCAGCTTATTTGAAGGGAATTATAGAAGATTTGTTTAGGAAAGGATAGAGCAAGCTATGAAAGTTGTACACTCTCCCAGCCCATCCACCAATCCGAAGAAAAGAGAGAAAATTAATCTTTTCGAGAATGATGATCCGGAAGAAGTTGCAGCTCTATGTCAGCAATCTGCTCAGCAAGAATCAAACAAAATATTGTTAAGAATAGACACCCGGACGCAAGTTCTCGTAGATCCTAAAGATGCGACCCAAGAACATGCAGAAAAACTACGGCAGCGGTATAAATTAGATTATCACCGCAAAGCCGTAGGAGGGCGTAAAAAAGGATAATACTATGTACGTAGACAATGACCATCGTGGTTACCTCACGATTAACGATATTCATCCTGAAGACGCAAAGCGCCTTCAACTTATTATTCAGCAAGCGGACAAGCAACTTTTATCCCATCCTATTGAAGTCCTTGAGAAACAGCTTCACTCACAACTAACAGAACTTGTTTCTCCTATACAAAATAATAAACCATAACTATGCATTTTACTGATGATGACATAAAGCGCATCAAAGATGCCTCTGCTAACCATTTGGTAGACGTAGTACAAGACTTTCAGAATCTTCGCAAGTCCGGTACTAGTTACGTTTGTGACTGTCCCGTCTGCAAGGCTTCGAAGAAGTTTAGTATCAATCCTGCTAAAGATATTTATAGCTGTTTTTCCTGCCATCAGATAGCTGGAGCAGGTGCGCTTGACTATTTAATGAGAGTTGAGAAAAAAGAATTCCCTGATGCTCTCGAATACTTAGCACACAAATTTAGCATCTTACTTGATCAACGGCCGGAAGATAAAAAGAAGCCGGTTATTAAGATGAAAAAAGGGAGCAAAAAAGCTAAAGGGAATGATACAGATAGTTTTTGTGCTAAAATGCTTTCTGAATCAGGTCTGACATTTGAGGATGTTACTGCAAAAGTATATAAAACCGGCGATACTAGTTCTGTCTTTGAATTACGTACCTTTCGTCCAGGCACTATCAATGAAAATGGCGTCATCGATCCTAAAGGCGACGACGTGATCATTGAATACTATGATCTTGAAGGAATGCCGGTAACATATGCGCGAAAAGATCACCGGAAAAAAGAAACAGGAGAACGAAAAGAATATTTCCGTGTGCGATGGCAATTCCCGGATGCCCATCTTGATAAAGAGGGAAAACCTTATAAGTACAAGTCACCATCAGGAAGCGGCACCCCAATCTATATTCCAGAAAAACTGCGACGTTTATATAAAGAGAAACAGCAGATACACAGGCTTTATATTCAGGAAGGCGAGAAAAAAGCAGAAAAAGCTTGTAAGCACGGGATTCCGTCTATTGCAGTTAGTGGTATACAGAATCTCGGACTAAATGGCGCTCTTCCATCCGCTCTTCCGGAAGATCTAGTCCGTATCATCACAACTTGTGGCGTAAAGGAAGTAGCTTTTATCTTCGATTCAGATTGGGACGACATAAGCACAAACGTCCGTCTTAATGATCGAGTCGAAAAGCGTCCTAGTTGTTTCTTCTTCGCAGCTCGTAACTTTAAGGAATATATGCGTACCTTAAAAAACCGGAATATTTATGTTGAGATATTCATTGGACATATCCAAAAGAATCCTGCTGGAGACAAAGGAGTAGACGATCTGTTAGCAAATAGTCTAAGAGAGCATGAGGACGAGTTAGCTCAGGACATAGATTATGCTTGTAACGAAAAGAAAGGCCTAGGGAAATACATAGAAATGTTCAAGATAACAACTTGGACAGATCATAAGCTGCAAGAACTTTGGTGCTTGCATGCACCTGAAGCATTCGCCGAACGCCATAAAGACATACTAAAGAATCTTCCGGAATTCGTATTTGGAAGATATCGTTGGAAATTTGACGATTCCGGTAAATTTGTCCTCGCACAGCCTTTTGATGATGACGAAAAATTTTGGGAAGAAGTTGAAAAAGAAAATCGATCCGGACAATCTCGCATCGAATACCAGTTCTGCTATGTCAACTCACATAACTTCCTACAAAATCGGGGGTTTGGACGCCTCCGAATGCTGGATAAGTCCTACCGTTTTATCCAATTGGATCCTCCGGTGGTTAGAATGATCGAGGCATCAGATGCACGCGACTATTTATTCCAATTTGCTAAGCATTATTGTAAAAAGGAAGTTAATGAAATGTTGATTAAAGGCGTTTCTCAATATGTAGGTCCGGACAAATTATCACTATTAAACTTCATAGAACCAAACTTTATAAAACCTAACCGGGAAAGCCAGTTTTTCTATTTTGATAGTAACTGCTGGTATATCACGAAGGATCAGGTTTCGGAGATGGGATACGAAAACATAACACATCATATTTGGGAAGAACAACGGAAGCAAATAAAAGCCAAGTATCTCAATGCCCCCTTGATCACTTTCAGTGTTGACTCAAATGGGCAATACTCATACGAACTTTCAGAGGATGGTAGTAAATGTCATTTTCTCCAATTTCTTATCAACGCCTCTAATTTTACATGGCGCAAATCTCCAGAAGAAATGGAACCTGATGAAATCATTGAAAACAAGATTCATTTATTGAGTAAACTATGCGCCATCGGTTTTATGGCAATGGAAGCCAAAGACAACAATGTCGCTAGAGCTGTTGTCGGCATGGACGGAAAACAATCCGAAGTTGGCGAATCAAATGGACGTTCAGGGAAATCACTGCTTGGCGAACTAATGAGACATGTTACTCCTACAGTTTACATTCCTGGTAAACGGCAGGATATATTCAATGATCAGTTTATCTGGAATGACGTACAAGAAAACACAAAGATAGTTTTCATAGATGATGTGCTATTGAATTTTAACTTTGAGTTTCTTTTTCCGAACATCACCGGAGACTGGAGTGTAAACCATAAAGGTGAAGGCAGGTTTACTATCCCCTTCTCAAGATCCGCCAAAATCTATATTGCAACAAATCACGCACTAAAGGGATCCGGATCCAGCTTCAATGACCGACAATGGCTACTTGCCTTCTCTGACTTTTATAATGATAGCCACAAACCTGTTGATGATTTCGGTACCCTATTTTTCTCGGAATGGGATTTTGATCAATGGAACCTTACTTGGAACTTATTGGCAAACTGCATCCAGCTCTATCTGCAGTTTGGAGTCATACAAGCTCCAGGCGAGAGACTCGAACAACGGAAACTCCGCCAAGAAATGGGAGAAACTCTTATATCTTGGGCAGATGAATACTTTTCAAATGAGGATCATTTGAATCGACGTCTTATCCGCAAGGACCTATATGATGCTTTCTGTACATACGATCCGGCACAAAGGAAGTTCATCTCCCCGACGGCTTTCAAAAAGAAATTTATAATGTACTGTGAATGGAAAGGATATATTTTTAATCCTCATAAATACGATAGCAAGACCGGGAATCCATTTCAGATGGATAAAGACGGACGACCTATTATTGACGACAAGGCTGGAGGAATAGAATATTTCACAGTTGGCACTGGAACTTACACTGGTGACAGTTATTCAGCTGATACCAGCTTTGAGGATGAACAGAAACAAATAGACTTTTAAAAGATAGCGATGAATATGGGAAAAATATTACTAAATGAGGTATTATCTCATGCTGATAAGTTAAAAGAGGAAATCAAGAAACGTTTAAAATGCGAGATTGTCGATTTTGAGATTGTAGAATATGAGTCCAGGGAAATAGGTGTGCATTGGAATGCTACATACAAAAGCAAAGCTTCATACGTGGATATTCCATATAAATGGATAGTGGCAGGTATTCATTGGGATGAAAGACTCGTTAGCATGTATGCAGACCCAACTGACTTTTTAGTATTTACAGAATAATAATGAGCTATGGATTACGATTGCGACTATTGTGTTCATTGTTTAATGAACGAAGAAACGGAAGAGGAATTTTGCGATATAGGTAGAACTCCTCCTGAGAACGACGAGTGTAAAGGACTTGAATATTACGAAGAAGATTGATTAAACACAAGATAGAAAGGAGCTAATATGGGAAAAAACATTAAAGGTCTTGCTGGTTCTGCCATCTTCAGCCAAAAGACGGTTGACAAAATGAACGGCATAAATAAAACCAATAAAGGGAAGACATCCCCAATTTATATACCATCTAAAAAACGGAAATAATGGAAACAAAAAAACTTTTTACAGTAGAATTTTACGAGAAACCTGAACTGACGTTAGAAGCATTAAATCGGTTAGTTGAGGGAAAACACGTTGCAGCTCAGGATATGTACGAAGGCGGAGAGTTCTTGTATATGGAAGTCTACGAAAACGAAGATACAAAGAAGATTCTCTCTCCCGTCATATCGGATTTGGAAGCATATAAGGCTTACAATAATGAGTACTTTGTATCTGACGGAACGACTCAAATAGGTCTATGCGCCTTACAGGATGAACACGATCATTTCTTCCGTGATTTCGAAGGAAACAAAGAAATTAGATGGAATAATGATGCTGAAGCGTTCGTCTTTGCCGAAGATATGCCATCAAAATTTGACTAGTAACAAAATAAAAACGAAGTATGGGAAAAAGAACTCTACAAATAGATGTTATTGGTCCTGTTAAAGGGACTGATTTAGTGAAATGTAAATTGTATGCCGATGGACGGGTGTGCGCATTTTGGACCACCCAGTCAAATTATGAAGCTTTAATGTATGATAAAATTTTCATCCGTGATGGCAAAACTGTTGATTCCGCTGGCGTGATAAATACTACTAATACCTTCACTGAAGAATAGAAACCAAAATTTATAAAGATATGAATATAAAATATGAGGACATAACGGCTATAATGCACGTTGTTTGCTATGCTGATGTATTGTTAGATAGCAAGATAAAAGAACTTGAACAGCGAGGATTCAACAATGTTGCAGACAAATATCGCCCTAAAAAAGAAGAAATAAAGAAGGGAATGGATGCACTCCAAAAAATAAGGGAAGAACTTCATTTGAAGGATGATTATGCCTACAGTGAAAAGTTTAGAAAGTAGTGTTTGACGTATAACTAATAAAGGAATATGAAACGATTTATACTATTAACGGAGCAAGACTCTTATGAAAAAAAAGTCTACTGGATTAAAGATATTGACCGTGTAGATGATGACGATGATGGAAGCAAGGTCTATTTTAAAGGGAGCATCCCAAATGGGTACTATAAAGAAACACCTCAAGAAATATATCGCATGATGGAATCTAAAGGCGGATTTACCTTAGGTGATGTGTTAGCAATAATACTTATTCTCATTCTTATAGTAGCAGCATGTTCTTAACAAGAAAAAGTATGAACAGGAATGAAATAGATGAATTTATTGAAGACAATTTCGGTCCTCATGATAAATTGACCATACTGGAATTGGTAGACGAAGTTAAGAAAGATGCAATAAATGCATTCGCAATATCATGTCCGCTCTTTGAAGAGAAAGATGGCCTTATGGTATGTCATAAGGAAGAATCTCCATACACTGAATGCCTTCACCGATATTTCAATATACGTAACAAGAAAGATATGCCACAAGGGATTAAACCTTGTAAGTATATAGAGAATTTTATCAAAGAAATCAATTTATAATAATTATACAAATGAGTAAAGATCGAGGCGCTAATATCCTGGCGGCCATCCAGCAAATGGCAATGGATAATAATCAAGGTCTGAGAATGACCACGACATTAGTCAATGTTACAGAAGATCAGCGTGGAAGTATAGTCGGATTCGGTACAGAAAAGGAGATGAGCGATGACGCCAAGTTCCAAATCCGAACAGGCATGCCCGGAGAGTATCTGGCATGTGCGTTCTTCATAAAACGGAGTGAACTAAAAAAATACCTGGAACATGAATAGAATAAGATGGTTCGTCATCGGACTCCACCTATATGTATTTCCGCCAGAACCGGAAGTAGGAGACATCGAGGCTTTACACAACTGGATCCCACAAAAAAAAGGAATCATTGAGACGCTAAAATTCAGGTTTCACACCGGTATTTGGAGCTATACAGCAGGGAATATAAATTATCAATATTAATTGCACTATCACTATTCTGCACTTAAGCATGGGAACCTATCAAGAAATATTAGACGAAGTTCTTCCTCTATACCGGCAGGATCCGGAACGCTTCATGCGTTTCTATCACGCCGTCAATAACATTCTTGCTACAATACCTGAAGGCAAGAGTATTCTTATAGCTGACCATTGTAAGCCTGCATCACGTGATCTATTCATTAAAATAGCTTGTATGTATATTATTGAAGAAACAACAAGGAAAGATGTCTTGGATGACTTTTTAGAGTTTTCTGACGATTATAGCAGCATTCGGCATGTGCCTAAATTAGTGCCGGCACATGTCCGACCACACTTCTACTCGAATCGAAGATGAGTAGATTATCCCAATTTATTACTCTGTAAAGATACTAATTTTCACTGATATACGCAACATTATGACAATAAAAAAAGAGAATAAAATAATGGTAGTAATAGCCCCATCGAGCGATGAACGGGAACTATTCATTTCCCGCCTGGCCGTTCGGCTAGGTTTTGCCAAAGTCCCTTCGGATGCTAAAAAAATCATCCGCAAGGATATCTATTCCTTTGACCTGCCTACTGCCTACTTCATTCTCTGCAGTAACTACAACTTTCGCGGCTCTGTCATCACGACACAGCGTCTCTACGAGCTTGCCGCAAGGGGCATCTGCGTAGTCGTCGGCGTCAAGTCACTACCGCGTGAGTACGAATTGATATCGCAAGTGTTTTATCCTGATGATTTGCGCTAACATAAGTCGAATCATTTATTGCCCGGTGATGCTTCTGCATTACCGGGCTTTCTTTTTCCGTTCCCCTCGCCTCCCCTTCATTCATCAAGAACGTTTTGAACAAATGTGCAGGGGGAGAGACGCCAAGCGCAGACAGGGGGACATATATATTTTTTTTATTTTTCTTTCTTAAAAATACCCTACCTAAAAATAAGGGAAAATTTTGTGCTTTCGTGCAGACACCCTTTTTTCGGCATTTATTACATTATAAATCAGATATTTAAACACCGCACGATTTTCGTACAAAAACGTACGATTCGTACAAAAACGCACAAAAATGCATTTTGTACGGAGTACGAAGATTTTGTGCTAAAAAGTACACTATTTCGTACGCCATTAACTATCTGATAAACAACACATAAACAGAAAGCATAGCTCATTTAGCACGATTGCACAAAAAAATAGTACGGTATCAGCAAGGGTTATATGTACAATACCTCGTTTTTTTATTGATAAAGGCAAGGATTACTCAGTTATATTTTGTACATTAGCTCCACACCTAAACCACTATGCTTTATATGATTACTACTAAGATTGAAGTTCCACAGCATCTTAAGGAGTATCTGATCGGAAAGTTCTGCAATTTGCAGGACTCTCCGATTCGCTTCCCGGATAAAACGGATATCTACCATTTTATCTACGATCTGTTAGAACGTCGTCCAGCTAACATCTTTAAGGATCATGGTAATCTCACCATCATCCTTCCTGAACGTACTACCGGGAAGGATCCTAAAACTTACAATTACCTGGGAATACGTTCACAGATAATTCTCATTCGCAAGATCGAGAGAATGCTATGGGCAGAGGTACATGATTACCTGGATGAGCAAAAGCACACTTACGGAATCACCTATATCGACGGGATACACAACTTCATGACCTGCTATGGGATTGATTCCATCAGCGAAGATGCATTCAAGAAGAATTATTATCGCTGGAGGGCTAATCTTCGACGAAAAGAGAAAAAAAGAGGCTATCACCGCACAAAAACATGACCGAGCAAGTGTAGTTAATTGTCCCTTTTTTGATCAAAAAATGTTCTAAAAATGCGTACTAATTGAAAATCAACAAGTTATGAGTGATATCAATAATATGGGAGGCATATTATTTGCCGAAATACTAAATACAGACGAAATAGACCTGTTTGCAGTACATCAGAACCAGGCATGCATCAGGAGCAAGGAAGGACACGACTGGTATCCGCTTCCAACGCGAGGAATCATTGAAGCTCCAACTGTCGCTTCTGATGATACAAAAGACGCAGGAATCACATATAAGCATTCAGTGACCATCCAGTTTCCTCGATCCGCATTAGAGGAGAATACAGCAAACGAGCTGCGCAATAAAGTTCAGACAGGCTGTGTCCTACGCTGCCAGGACACACAGGGACACAAGTATATCTATGGCACAAATGAATACCCACTCCTCGGAAACTTAAACCTGATTATAGGGAAAAAGGTAACCGACTTCACCGGATATGAGCTGAAACTTGCCGGGACCTCATTACATCCGATGCTCTCCTATATCGAAATTTAACCGTCCTTCTGCACCCTCACTAATAGGCGTATCATTGCACCAAAATCAGTGCAATGAGCCAAAAACGTATCATTCTTTCCGATTCATCGCTTAATCGTTACGGTTACCGGGTCCTTACCTCTGGAATGCTCCTCGAAGCATTCAAGAAGAACCCGGTGATGCTGTATATGCATTTTCGTGATGAAGGATCTCCCATTTGGGGAGAAACTAAAGCTATCGGGCATTGGGAAGATATACAGCTTGAAGGCGATGTACTTTCTGCCATTCCTGTTTTCGACAAGGTTGATCAACTATCTAAAGACATTGCCGCAAAATACGAAGCAGGGACTTACAACGCCGCAAGTGTCGGTATCCGCATCATTGCTACATCAGCCAACAAAGACCTTCTGGTACCTGGTCAGACTCGCGAAACAGTTACAGAGTCAGAGCTGATGGAAGCATCCATCGTGGACATACCGGCAAATTCCAATGCCGTTCGCCTCTATGATCGTTCCACATCCGTTCTTCTGGCAGCGGGTATGGACACGAATTCCGTGCCAGCATTATCAACAACTTCATTCAAAAACAAAATGACTCTAAAAGAATCATGGTCAGCTTTTTTATCTTTTCTGAATATCAGTCAAGATAAGGCAGTAACGACCGAATTATCAGCAGAGAACCTCGACTCCCTGCATAATGAATTCACCCGTCTGAAATCGGATAACAGTTCTCTCGTACAAGCTAAACAGGAGATCGATCAGAAATTATCTGATGCGACTACTGAAATAGCGACTCTCAAGACAACAGTAAGTGAAAAAGATCAAGAGATCGCTAATCTGAAAACCGAGGCAAGCGGCAAGGATTCAGAGATCACTCAACTCAAAGAACAAGTAGCCAATCTAAAGAAAGCTCCGGCACCGGGTGAACCAGTTCCTGCCCCAAAGGGTGAACCTGCCGTAAACGGAGGAAAAGAGGAACTGGCTGCCTACTGCGAGGAAAATGCCGGCAATTATCAGGGAATCACAGAACGCCTGAAGGCTGACGGACTCCTTTAATTTACTAACCTACCTTAACTATTAAAGAATATGTCTCAAAAATTAATTGACGTATCGAAACTGAACCAAACCTTAATCACATATGATAAGGCGCTTCGCGCTCTTCCATTTGCTACCCTGCAGGAAGTTGCCGCAAAATTGGGATTGAACGTGATGGATCTGCAAGGCAAACATGCCTTGATCAATGAACGCCGGCGTGCCGGTGGAACTCAGTCTTACAAGATTGGGAAAAATTTCCGCCTGGTTGATAAGCTGCTCGGCTATGAACCTTCCGTTATCGAACCGAAGGATGTTGTATGTATCACAAAGGAAAACTCTCAAAAATACGATGACGGTGAACTGTTGATCGTAGGAGGTCAGCCAGTCAGCAACATCAACAAGAAACATCCTCTTGAAACACGTGTTGCCTTCACATTGGTAAAATCTCATGTTGAAGATGTAGTATATACATTGTTTCATGCAGAACGTGATGAAGACTCAACTTCACCGTCAGGTGCATTTGATGGTCTGTTCACCAAAGCCGACATGCTGATTACAACAGGTGATGTCAATGCTGCTCGCGGCAACTTTGCCCCATCAGGTCTTTTTACTTTGCCTACAAAGGATACAGACTCCGCCGCTTATGAAAATTTGGTTGAATGGATTGGTGGTGCCAACACTTACCTGCGTTCCTCCAAGTCGGGAATTCCACAGTTACTTTGTGCCGAAACGGTCTTGATAGCTGCACGCTCTGCTCTCCGCAACAAACTGAGTATGCAGGAATATCCTTCCATGCAACGCATGATTGAACTTTTGCGTGAAGACGCAATGTGCCCTGCGCTTGAAATCCTCTCTCACGAAGCATTGGGACAGGGATCACGCCTGGTTCTTCAGAAGAAAGGGAATATGGATGTTGCCTTCAATACCCAAGCCGCAACCAAGTTCTGTCAGATCCGTGATATCTACGAAGATCCCAACGAATGGCAATTCTGGCTGCAAACCGGTTATGACACCCGTATCCGCGACTGGCATGAAAAAGTATACCGCTGTAATGAGCAAAAAAATGAATCTCTTGACCTCGCAGGAGACTATTGCAAGACCGGAGGCGTACAAGTTGATATCACAGGAACGGAGAATGCCGCTTGGGCCATCAAAGGCAAAGTTGCTGAACGTAGCAATGGTCAATGCATCATTGGTCTGACACCCGGTAAGTACACTATTGAGTTTACTGCCGTAGACGGTAAGACTAAACCTGCCGATCAGGAAGTGACTGTAGTGGAAGGCGAGGTAACAACCGCAACTGGTGCTTATACCTAAACTGAGATAAAAAAATGAGCGGCCATTTTTGGTCGCTCTATCCTATTCACTCTTAACAATTACACTAATGAAAAAATATACTTACCTAATTCTCTGTTTGTTATTTGTGGCTTTGGTTATTGCAATCCCGGAGCTGCACCCTCAGACATGTCATCTTGATGGAAATACATTGACCATGTTGGCAGCTGGTCCGGCCTTCGCACCGCTGAAATGGAATGTCGGTCAAAATAATATGGGTGGATATAAAGGACGGTTACTGTTCGTCCCATTTGATGCACCCAATACAGTACCCACTGTTCCGGCTCCCGGCAAAGCAGCAGACAACGAGGCGTTAGTGGCGGCAGCCGGTACATTTGCTTTTCCTGCAGAAGGGACGTATAAGCAACCTATTTATCTATATAGTACAGATGCAACAGTCGAATATAAAGCGGAGCAGCAGGGAGAAGCTGACGGGATCAGCTATAAACAGACGCTAAGTTTCTTCTTCCCTGGTAATACCCCTGAAATGCATGCGTTCAATGCATTGGTAAAAAACACAGCAGGCTATTACATCTTTGAGGATTCGGACGGTAAACAAATGATCATGGGACAACCGGGATTATACGCTTCTACCGCTCCTTCCTTCAATGGAGGTAAAGCAAGAGGTGACCGTCGCGGTACCACCTATACGGCTACCGCCGACTCCAATTACTCTGCGATCTTCCTTGAAACTCCCATAGATATGGAAGTGACAGGCGGATTTAAACCAGCTCCCGCGCCAGAATCATGATCAGACAAGAACAACTCAGCCAATGGTATGGAGACCGTCAGCGCAAATATGCTGACGGCCTGGTTCTTTTCAATGCTCTCGCAAAGGAAGCTATGAAAAAGAAATTTGCTGCTTACCTGGCAGCAGCTCCGGAAGATCCCCACATCTTTGATCCGCATTTCACCCAACTCGTTAATTGCTTGTCCAAACTCGACAAGGAGATTAAATTCTCCCCTTCCATATATCCTGCCGCAATGGAAGAAATTGTTGTAGTAAAGACCATGAGCGAGAATGATCGAAAAAAAACGATCGAATCCAAGCAAGCGAATATCGCCTCCTTGGAGGAGTTGGTCAATAACCTTCGATCACGAATTGATAGTTTGGAGGACGACAGTGAAAGTCACGCTGATGAACTTGTTTCCCTTCAGGAACAGTTTGACGAGAAGATGTCAGAGCTATCTGCCTTACAGAACGAAGTGAACGCTCTGAACACACCAGGCGTCAAAATCATCACAGAAGAATCACTCAGCCCGTCTATTCGCAAGGCTTATGCCCGTATCAAGGAAATCGCACCTCTATATGCAAGCCTGCATAACGATGTAGCTAATTCGGAGATCCCGGCAGAAGAACGGCAGCCTATAGCCGAAGAGCTCTGCAAGCTCGATGACGAACGCCGCCGGCTTTGGAAACAAATCGATGCCTGGGCAGAAGGAAAAGGTGAACTGAGTCTTAAAGAGAAACGACCGGTATACAGTGAGAATGGTGTAGTACGCGGTATTGAAATCGCCCGTCAGATTAAACGTCTGAAACAAAACATTACTAACAGCCAATCTGCTGCTAACCGCGCCGAATCTCAAGGTAAAAAGACTGTTATGCAAAATGCTTTAGATCGTGTTGCCGGCTACCAAGAAGAACTGGCAGCACTGGAAAAGGAAATTGCGACGCAACAGAGCGCAAGTAAGGAATAACATCAGAGGCATTGCCCCTGGATCTATGAACAGTTCATGCACAAGCGAGGGCGATACATCTAGTGTTGTCCTCGCTTTCGTTTGAATACAACAAACCACTATAGTTATGCCTAAGAAAGATTCCACATATGACCGGATAGAACGTGCCTTGTTCAAAGACAGAGAGGAAGCATCAAGCATCCTGTCCCAACGTGAAATGGAAATAAAAAAACGAATGATGCTATGTGTCAGCAAAAAAATGGAAGATCCTCTGATCCAAGACACCGAACTTGTCAACTTCCTGATGAATGGATGCGGAGGTAACACAGATGCCGTATCACAGTCACAGGCATACCGGGACATCGGCATGATCAACAGATTAGTTGGCAACATTCAACTGGCCGCAAAAGCCTGGTATCGGTATATGATTGTCGAAGGCGGGAAAAAAGCCTTCAATATGGCAATAGACAAAGAAGATGCCAAGGGAGCAGCTGCAGCGTTGGACAAGATAGGCAAATACACTCGCTCGGACAAAGAAGATGAGAAATTCGACTACTCCCAGCTCATACCTCCATCATTTGAGCCTTCAGATGATGTTACCCTTCTGGAAGGTCTGGAACCTATTGAAGACCTTGAAGGAACCAGATCAGAAATGCGAAGCAGATTCAAAGGTATGTTGAGTAAAAAAGCGGTGGACATTCGTCCCATCGAAGAGGAGGAAGAAGAATGAGTACCCACCTCTCTCCTATCTTATCTGCCCGTGAACGCCGCAGAAAGCAATATGAAGTCGTTGACAAATTCTTCAATAAGATGCAGCGCCAAGCGATGGCCATCAACGCACATGACAAGTATATAGTCGCATCACGTGGTACCGGGAAGTCCGAAGGTATTGATGCCCGAATTATCCTCCGGAATGTATGGGAAATGCCGGGATCTTTGGGTGGTCTCATCTCTCCGTCATACGCTAAGGCATGGGGAAATACTCTCCCGGCAATCTGCAAGGCTTTGGCTGAATGGGGATACATTCAAGGCATTCACTATGTCGTTGGTCATAAAGCACCGGCAAGCATGGGATTCGCCAAACCTGTCCGTCCTGTCCTGGGTGAAGGCTGGAGCAATGCATTCCACTTTTGGAATGGTACGGTCATGGTGATCCTGTCATTCAACCAGGGAATGTCTGCCAACTCCATGTCGCTGGATTGGGTGATAGGCCCTGAAGCTAAGTTTCTCAACTATGAGAAGATTAAAAGTGAGGTGGATCCTGCCAACCGAGGCAACCGGCAATACTTCGGTGAATGCCCGCACCATCACAGCGTAAGCTATTCCACAGATATGCCGACCGCATCAATGGGAAAATGGATCCTGGACAAGATGGATGAAATGTCCCCACCTCACATCAACCTGATCAGAAACTTATATCTCAAACTGCAGGAGTACAAACGCAAGCCACTCACGGATCATGTGATGCGTCAGATCAAAGAATATCAATTTGACCTGGATCTAGCGAGGAAATATCAGCCTCCAATCAAACCGCAGCCGGGGAAAACTAAAGAATATACCGTTTTCTATGGTGAATACGACGTATTCGACAACCTTGAAGTGCTGGGAGAAGATTTCATCTGGCAGATGTATCGTAACTCACCACCGCTAATTTGGCGTACCGCTTTCATGAACGAACGCCTGTTCCGTGTACCAAACGGCTTCTATTCTGCGTTGGATGATAATATTCACTTCTATATCCCGAAAGACAATGGACGCCTCCGGAATCTTGGGTGCAACTGGGGAAAACTGACCTCCTGCGGCTGTTTGGGAGACGGAGATCTTGACTTCGATCAGGAACTGCACCTGGCATTCGACTCAAATGCATCCATCTCCACTGCTGTCGTAGGCCAACTGAATGAACACACGATGCGCATTCTCAAGTCATTTTATGTCAAAACACCAGGGAAGCTACAAGATCTTGTCAAGATGATAGCCGACTACTACCGTCCGAAACTTAATCACGATATAGTAGTCTACTATGATCATACGTTCACCTGGGAATCAGGATCCACTACAGAAACTTATGCCGACATCATTGAACGGGTATTCAAAGAGAATGGATACAACGTGACGATGGTCTATGTCGGTCAAGCCCCGAAACATGAGTGGAAGCATCTGAATATAGACTTGACTCTGAAAGGAGATCCGCAATTTCTGTGGATCCAAATAAACTTGCATCAAAATGAATTTCTGAAGATCGCAATGGAACAGACTGGCATCAAGCAAGGAAAGAATGGATTTGAAAAGGATAAAACGCCTGAAGGGAGCGATGACACTCCTGATAATCCGGATGAATATAAGACGCACATAACTGATGCATTTGACACGCTGTGGTTAGGCATGAACTTCTATTTCACGGCACCTGGATCAAACTCTAGTGGCGTATTCTTCCTGAATAATAAATAAAAAAGGTGTGTTTTATTATTACTTTCTTTTGCTTTTCCCAAATATTATTCCAACCTTTGTTGCGCCCTAAATATTATTAACGACTCTTTTGGTTTTAATGTTATTCACAAAGCTGAATACTACAATAAGAAAATCATGGGCCTATTATTACTAAAAGAGTTATGTAAGGAGATCCTATTATGAAACAACATAAATTTGGTGATATAGACTTATCCGACCCCTTTTTTGATTCGCTTAAAGAAGATTATCCTGAATTCACTGAATGGTACACCAAAAAGACTAAAAGTGATACCAAAGCTTTTGTCCAAAAAGATCAAGATGGAAAACTTCAAGGCTTCCTATATATGAAGCATGAAACAGAGGAATTAAATGATATAAATCCTCCAATGCCTGCTGCGAGTAGATTAAAAGTAGGAACATTCAAGATAGATGCACATAATACAAAGTTAGGCGAGCATTTCATAAAAAAGATTGTTGCAGCAGCTCTATATATGGGAGTTACCGAAATATATGTGACTATCTTCGAAAAGCATCAAGGATTAATCAAAATTTTACGAAGATATGGTTTTACTGAATATGGAACAAAAGGAGAAGGGGATACTCCCGAGCTTGTTTTTATTAAATCTATGACAGATTTTACAGGAGATATGTTATTAGACTACCCCTTTATTCACACAAAGGATACACAAAAATTCATATTAGCTGTGAAGCCTGAATTTCATACTCCCCTATTCCCTGACTCTATATTAAATACCGAAGAAAGAAATAAAGAGTTTCTTGTTAGGGATGTTGCACATACAAATAGTATCCACAAAATATATTTATCCAGTATGAATGGACTGGATAAACTTAAAAAAGGAGATATATTAGTAATATACCGCACATCTGATGGCGCAGGTCCAGCAAAATACAGGAGTGTAGCTTCTTCAATATGCGTTGTTGAAGAAGTAAGAAAGGCAAAAGACTTCGCTACTCTTGAGGAATTTCTTCAATATGCTAACTTATATAGTATCTTTGACGAAGATAAGTTAAAGGAGTGGTATACTACATATAATATGGTTGTTATTAAAATGACTTATAATGCTGCATTTGATAGAAGAATTACCAGAAATGAACTGATTGAGCAAGTCGGATTAAGTGCTGACTATTGGGGGTTCTTCCAATTAACAGATGAGCAGTTTAACAATATAATATCAAGAGGTAAAATAAATGAAAGTATTATTATCGATTAAGCCCGAGTTTGTTCGCGAAATATTTGCAGGTAACAAAAAATTTGAATATAGAAAAACTATATTTACAAAGAATGTAGATAAAGTTGTAGTATATTCCACAAAGCCAGAAGGAATGATTGTGGGAGAGTTTACTGTTGAAAAAATCATAGAGCAAGAACCGAAAGAATTATGGGAACAAACCCAAAATGACTCTGGTATTACAAAAAAATTCTTCGATCAATATTTTGAAGGACGCAAAAAAGGATATGCATTGAAGATTTCATCTCCTAAGCTCTATGAAAACCCAATTAATCCTTTTGATTTATTTTCCTCTTTTGTAGCTCCGCAATCATTCAAATATTTAACAGCAGAAGATTTTGAGCCTACATTAAGTATATAATACTTTTAATAGAGTAAGATAAAAACTTCATCAATAGCTTTGCTATTACTTTGATAAGTTAGAAGGCTTCCACAAGTAGGAAGCCTTTTTTATATCCTACATTACACAATAAAAAGCGTAATAAATACAGTGACGCTATACCAGTCATATAGTGTCACTATATTCATAAGATAGAGTAAGTATACCAATAGCATAGTGACACCATTTTTAAAGCTTATTTTCAGACTAAAAACTCCACATTTATTTTGTCTATTCAAAAAGAATCACCATCTTTGCAGTGTCTTCCATTTGGTTCAGGCGAGTAGGCTCGCCATAATTGCTGCGGGCATTTTTTATGTCCATAGTATAAGATATAGTTCCGTCCCGTGTGGAGCGTTAATGCGCCCACTGCCTGAATCAGGTGGAAGACAACGGGGAGCGGAACTTTTTTTATTCCCTCTCTTTTAATTAATTAGCATATTGTTTCATTTTAAATTGTCTTCCAAAATGAAAAAGAAAAACCAAAGCGCCAGCGGACGCTACATATCCGTAGAAAAGCTTCAGAAAGCTCTCTCCAACATCTGCCTAGAAGTAGCAGAAGGTAATGAACAACTCCGAGTGAACAAATCACACAGGGGCATTGTAATCCATACCAATGGTGGCATAATCAATATTACATTCAATGAGAAAGGAGGTAAACCATGATAAAATACATAGAAAAGATCATACCATCTCAATGTCACGTTATTAATGATAAAACAGGTTACATCCACTTAGAAGGCGAAGCAATGATTCTCAAACCAGATGGCAGTTATGCCGGAACCGTAACCACGACTATCGGATCTATCAGAGAGAATCATATTGATACCGTTATTGAGATGCTTAGCAACTACAAAAAGAAGATAGCATCGTCCCAAAGAAGGCAAACTATTGGCAAAATAATCACGTTCGATTTTAGGAATAAGATCAAAAGTCGCTCATGAACTGTCGTCATCGTCGGGCTAAATGAGGTCGCATATAAGCCATATTGAACTTAGTATCTGTATATTAATATTTAGCCAATTCAAAGTCTAAAAGGATGAAAAATAACATGCAGCAACAAATCTTCAAAAACTAACCAATATTCTATTATCAGAATAAACATTAGTTCCATCAATAAAAAGCACAAGTATATGGCTACCTGTGCTTTTTATTATCTCAGTCAATTCTCATAGAAAAAAAGACAAAGAGCTGATAACCAATAAAAGGGGAGGAAAAAGAGGGAATATTTTCTCTTTTTTCTCCCAGCCGACCACGCACCGCCCTGAGAAAAAGTTTAGATCTAAAGTTTTTTTTCACCCCTTATATGCTGGGCTTCGTTGCTTGTAAACAAATTTCATCTTATCGTTTTTGGGCCTCTGCCATGTCCTTTACGACCTACTGCATACCCGATACCTTTGCTGAAAAACAAGACATGGACCCTATCCTTAAACAACAATTACTCGCATTCATACTTGGTGGTAGCTTCCTATCAACCATCACAGGATTCGTCACCCTCAAATACACTAAAAAGCAGGCAGAAGCTAAAGCCCTAAGCTCTGTACAGGACGTATATCAGGAACTCATAGCAGACCTGCGAGCTGATAAGGAAGCAATGAAAAAAGATAAAGTGGAAAGCGAAACGAGATGGACAATCCGCATTGAAAAGCTGGAAAGCAATCAGCAATCGCAGGATAAAAAGATAGCGGATAACGAAAAAGAAATAGCTGATCTCAAACGATTCAAATGTATAAACCTATCGTGTAACAATCGAAAACAATGAAACACTATGCACACATTCTTATTTGTACTGCCAGCCTTGCATGCGCTTGTTCTTTTTGTGGTTGCCGTGCTACTTATCAAAACGATAGTAGCACTCAAGAGCAAACCCGTCTTTCTATCTCAGACTCAGCTCTACGCATCAGAACTGAAGATGCCTGCTCCCGATTCAAACTTAATCAAGAAGAAGCGGGCAAAGGCTGGAAAGTCAAAGTTAACTTCGACACATCCAAGCCGGCAGATCCGGAGACCGGCTTATCCCCGATATCGAATATCGAGATTGAAGGGAACGAAAAGACAGTCAAGACCTTGCTACAGGAAGATGACACTATACACGTATCTGAGAGTCAAGAAACGAAGAATGATCTCACGCTTCAGCAAAGCAAACAGTCAGCCTCCCACAAAGATGCCGGCAGTTCTGTAGCTGCCGGAATAGACAACGGGATCCAGTATGGCCTGATCATCGGAATCCCTATTATTCTTATCATCTTAACATTAATCATCCATGCAAGATTCAAGCAAAAGGATCCATCAAAGTAAAATATGGAAGCTGATGGAACGATATGCGGATGGAAAGCCTATAGAGTTTTCCATCCAGTTCTGCAAGAAGAGTACCGGGGAACTAATCACTTATGAACGTGCTGTACTCACTTCATTTCATAGCAGCGGTAGTACAATCAATGTACTGCAAGCCGGTGAAGCCACACCACGCAAGATCCGACGCTGCCTTATCACCCAGTTTAATCATCTCAAAGTATATTTTTAATATGGAATCAAAGCAACAACCTAACCTAGTTATGAAAGGGTACGAAACCTATGCAGTCCTGAAAGGAGGTGAGAAAGTTATCCAATTCAGCGATAACAGCGACATTGTGACTGACAAGGAGGCATCAGCCGTTGAAGTCGTCCCTAAGGGAAAAAAGGATCCGATCAAGTTCATCCCACGCGGAAGGAATAACGACATGATGTACGACATTATGCGTAAAATCGGCACCAATGTTACCATTGGCAGTAATGTTGAATTTAAGAATAAAGTCGTGTTTGGGGACAGCATCCTCGTCTACAGGAAGAAACGCGACGGAAAAACCCGCAAAATCATCAAAGAGGAAGTGCTTCCGGAAGAAGAACCCGAAATCTTTGAGTTCCTTGAGAACAATAACTTCAACTTCATCCGTGTCGAACTCGCTAATGATCTTGTCATCTTCTACGATGCTTATTTAGAGTACATACTCAGCAATGATCCGAAATCGCCCAAACTCGTACAGATCAAAGCAAAAGAGGCAACCTGCTCACGTATTAGCGAGATTGACGAGAAGACCGGTAAAAGTGAATGGCATGGATATTCAGCGGAATGGAAGAAAGGTACCCCTGAAGATCTTGTCGCCACTCCCCTGCTCGATCGCCAGACTCCTTTGTTGGATCTTAAGAAGAGGATGGGACTTGCTCCTGATGATGAAGGAAACCTCGTCATCGGAAAAGATCGCAGATTCATTCACAATCTGCGTATTTCGACGCCAGGACGCTTTTATTATAGTCGCCCGTACTGGTGGAGCGTATTTGCTTCAGGATGGTATGACTTCTCCTGTGCTATTCCCATCTTCAAGAAATCTCTGATTAAAAATCAGATGGCTCTCAGGTATATCGTATATATCAAGGATACATTTTGGGAGAAGCTATTTGCAGACGAAAAGGTCGTCAAAGATGATGAAAAAACTGCCCGCAGGCAAAAGTTTCTTGATGACATGAACGATTTCCTTGCCGGCGAGGAAAATGCCGGAAAAGGCTTTGTTTCACATTTCAGGTATGACAGAGTAAAAGGCTTCGAGGATAAAGATATCATCATTACTCCTCTTGAATCGTTCTTCAAAGGTGGCGAATATATTGAGGATAGCGAGGAAGTAAGCAACATGATGTGTTATGGAATGGGAGTACATCCTTCCATCATCGGATCCGCACCCGGTAAAGGCAAAAGCATTAATGGAACTGAAGCACGCGAACTGTTCACCATCGAGCAAGCCCTCATGAAGATGTACCAGGACGCAACCCTTGAACCTCTGTACTTTGCCAAGGCAGTCAATCAATGGCCTTCGGACATCTATTTCTCTGTAACCAACTGCCAGCTCACCACCCTTGATCAGGGAACGGGAGCTACAAAAAACACAGGTCTAACTCCAGAAACTGAAGAAAAATGAACGCATTAATTCCCGATATTGAGACCTTAAAGAAGGTAGTCAAGATCAATTCGTCATTGCCTTATGAATCTATTGAACCGTATATTGAGGATGCTCTTGATATCTATGTTAAACCCTATGTAGGGCAATCCGTCATTAAACAAGCTCTGACAGACCAAGGATCTGAGATATATAGCAAATTATTGCGTGCGCTTGGACCGCTGACCTTAATGCTTGCGACGAATGAACTAGGAGTCATGTTCGGGGATACCGGCATCACGGTCAGTAATGTACAAGGACAACGTTCCCCGGCCAGTGATTCAAAAATAGCGGCGGCAAAGGAGAACCTGTGCTTCCGGGGAATGCAAGCTCTTGACCGGCTTATAACCTATCTGGAAGAAAATAAGGAAGATTTTCCGGAATACGTAACAGACCATATTTCCCCTTTCTGCTTTATCCGGAATGCACACGATTTTCAGGATCTTGGCATGGTAGACATCGATTACTCCACCCTGTCTTATCGTATCATGTACCCCACAATCCGTCAGCTTCAGGAACGAAATATTCGTGAAATGATACCGGACAATGTATATGCGGATTTAAGGGAAGCATACTCTAAAGATAAACCGATACCCAAGCAGCAGGTTCTCATTGATCATATCATTCGTTTTCTTGCAAATAAGACGGCAGAGCTCTATACCTCACAAAAGACAACCGAGCAACGTGTCGCCAGCAAAGCAATAGAATATTCACCTGCCATCCGCCCGATTTATCAGGATCCGGACGCAAACGGTAATTTCTTTGCTAGTCAGGCAACCTACTATGCCGGGAAAATACACACTTATCTGGCCGAAAATGCAGAAGAACTAGGCATTGAAACAAGATCCCAAGCTATTGACTTTAACTCCAAGAAAAAGAAGCTATTCACTTCAATATCATAATACTATGCATACGATACAAATCAATGACGATACATACACACTTCCTGGAAGCTGGGACGAGCTCACCCCGAAGCAGCTCCTATACCTGGTTAAACTCACTAAATCGAATATACCGGTAGAACAAGTTAAGATCTACATGATGCTCTATTGCCTGAAAGCTCACGTATGCCGGCACAAGAAAATTTTCAAAGAATATGTCCGTATCAAAATTGGGCAGGAAAGTGAAACAGTCCGCTTCCGGATCCGCAGCCGTCGGTACCTCCTTCATCCCGAAGAGATCAGCCTGCTCGCTGATCAATTTCACTTCCTGATGCGTGAGGAAGAAAACCGTATCACTTCACAGAGGCTGTATCTCATTAATCCGGAACTGACAGTCAATCCTTACCCGACACTCCGCTTCCGGTGCCGGAAATTCATCGGGCCGGAAGATCAGCTGTTCGATATCACCTTTGAGCAATTCATGTATATGCAAACCTATTTGGATGCGATGCAGCTGGATCCTCAAAAGATCAACCATCTCCTAGCCTGCCTGTGGCATCGTGGAAAAGAATTTGATATCAATCGTCTGGACAATGATGCAGCTATACTGAAACGTCTTCCTGACGACAGGAAGATGATCATGTACTGGTACATTCTTGGAAGCCTCTCCTGCATGAGCGCAGCCTATCCACGAATATTTTCAGGAGAAGGAAAAAATAATGGGCGTATATTCGATGCCCAGCTGCGACTACTTGATTCCCTGTCACATTCTGACATGACCAAGAAGCCGGAGATTCGGAAAGGTTTGTTGCTCGATGCGCTGTACTCGATGGATGAATCCATCAGGCGCAAGGAAGAAACAGAAGAGAACTTGAGGAATAGATAGAAAAGTTTGTTACTAGCAAACTTTTTATTCAATTTTGTTTGTTACTAACAAACTTTTATCTATCTTTGTAGAGTCATAAGAAACGCGGGTGACGTCCGCATAAGTTCTTTTATATTATGGAACAATTGTTCAAGGCTATCCAAGCGATAGCAGAAGCGAATCCCGATGGATTCACGGTTGACCTCACAACCTTAAAAAAGGTCACAAAAGGCATTTCAGTCGCCTATCTCGAAACCCAAGACAGTTTTGGAGAAGAAGGACTGAAAAGAGTTCTTAACCATGCTTTAATGCACGAAAAGAAAGTCGGTGGATGGTTCAACGAAGAAAACGGAATGTTCTACTTCGATTCCATCCGGATTTTCACTAATCTCGAAGAAGCCAAGCAATTCGGACGTGAAAATGGGCAGATCGCTATTTTCGACATTGGGCAAATGAGACTCATCAAATTGTGATCCGGAGGGGCGAAAGCCCCTCCATTACAAAGTATATTGCATTATTAAATACCCGATTATCAAAACGTAAATTGATGAATTATGAAGAATCTTGAATTACTACCTCTCCCTGCCGAGAGTAAAAAGCGGATCGACGAGTTCGCAAGGCAGTATCAGCGCATGGGGCATATCTCTATTGAGTCTTAATTGTTCGCGCTGAACAAAAAGACCTAGTAAATGACAAATTCCTCTCCAAAAAGGAACTGACTGAACGTATCCGTGACATGTTTAAGGGAGAGATCCCGGACGACTGGAAGCTCACTGTGTCAGCCGTGAACTTCGATCGCAAAGATATCGACGGAATCACGATTGACTGGATCAAAAGACGGATGGAACGCTTAGGATTAAAAAGCAAACATCTGAGCAACTATACAGGCATTGACAAATGCACTGTATCCTCACTCCTGTCCGGAGACAAGGAACTGACCAAATGGCACAAGGTAGCGCTATATTACTTCTTTAAATATTACGAAGTAGCCAACTTCTAATTTTCATTTGTAAGCGGAGCAAAAAACTCCGCTTACTTTTTGCCGAATCTGAAAAAGATTGTACTTTAGCACCTGCCCAATATCGTTATTAAAACATGAATCCCTTACCATAGTGTAACCAGACAGCTGGTTCCGGCTAATAACACCGGTGGGCGCACTATAGTGAGGGATTCGCCATATTACTATGATATATACCAACTTCAATGTAGATTTGTCTTCAGAAGACAGTTCAAGTGATCCTTACTATGGTAGTGGAAGTAGTTCAGATGAATCCGCACCATTACCGGATATTACGAGTGACACTCCGATAGAAACCAATGGTTTGGATACAAGCGACTTAGTCAATAAATAGCAAATGCTATTAAAAAAGAAACGACAGCCATAAAAGAGCCGAATATCAGAAATACAAGAGAGCGTTTAGTATGTTTGACTCTTTTTTTATTCATTTCTTCCTGCTTCGTTATTTTCTCTTGAAGTGCAACTAATTCATCGCTGACAACTTGCTTCTTTTGATCAGTATCTTTATCTTTCCCTTTAAAATAAGCTATATATTGCGGTATAGTGAATTTATCAGGTTCTTTCCCAGGCGCGAAAACAGTATGTGGCTTGATGACGTGATAAATGTAACCGATGGAAATAAATGTAAAAACAACAATAGACAAACATCCGGAAGTCAAAGCATCATCATCATTTACACTCAAATGCGTGAGAATATATCCTATTGCAGCTGTTAAAATGCCAAAATAGATAGCAAACAAAGTATATCCTCTTTCAGTTATAAGAGATTCTACACGGACAAGATCATTATGGCGAACCATAGCCTGTTCATAATACCATTCTATAAGCGATAAATCGATTACTTTTAATTGTTCTGCAGTGAGTCTTTCCATGATCTATATATTTTTTGAGCTAAAATACATTTTTCTTTTGGAGCAACAAAGAAACTTTTGTACTTTAGCCGTTGCCAAATAATTAATGAATAAACATGAATCCCTTTTCATTGTGTAATCCGTAAAATCGGATTAAGGTCTTTATATAACCTTTTGGCGCGCGATGATAAGGGATCCGCCCGTTCAATATGGAACTTAAAGATTTTATCAAATCGACAATTACTCAAATAAAAGAATCGGTAGAAGAGTTGAATGAAGAGTTTGAAGAAGGAAAAGCCATAGTCAATCCTTTATATGCAAAATCTCTCAATCGTAGTATGATTGGACGAACTGGTGCTAACGTTACAGATATAGATTTTGACCTAAGTCTATCTGTCACGGAGACAGATGGCAAAGAAGGTAAAATAGGCATCATGTCAAGTATTATAGGGATGGGAGCTTCTTCTAAAAGTGATAATCAGAATATATCCACCAATCGAATACAGTTCACCATTCCTGTAATGCTTCCCTACAAGAAGCCTTGCGATTGACTTTATCTGTGGCTATATACTCATAATAGCGCAATGCATATAGATAGATGTATATCACTACATGCCTTAGAGCCTTCTATTGTCTCTAAGGCATATTTCAGGCAGCGTTTGCGTAATTTCCGCTCCCTTTTACTTTTGAAGTATCTAAGAATACAGTTCATGGTACAATATTTTGAGCTAAAATACAACATTATTTTAGTACATTCAATTTTATTCCTCTTATCTTTGCACTTGTAACAAATTAAAAACACGTACTATGAATTGTAAACTTGGAAAATTAGAAATCCCGGCTGACCAGCCTTTTCTAAATTGTAAATTAGGTCGAGAAAAGTACGCAGAAGTACTTAAAGCTATTATCACTACATACAAAAAAGGATTTGTCTTAGCTATAGACGGTAAATGGGGAACAGGTAAAACTACATTTTAAGAAATGTGGAAGGCATATCTTGAACTGGACAAATTCCACACATTATACTTTAACGCTTGGGAAAATGACTTCATTTCAGATCCTCTTGTAGGTTTAATTGGCGAACTTACAAAAATAAACTCTTCTAAAAGAACAAAGGATTTAGCATCATCCATGATAAATACGGCGGGAAGAATTGTGCTAAAGGCAGTTCCTGCAATGTTCAAGGGAGTAATTAAGAAACATACAGGTGAAGAAGTAGTTGAGGTTCTTTACGATTGTATCGGAGAAGGATCTTCCATGTTGAAAAAAGAAATAGACAATTATGAAAGGCAAAAAGAAAGTCTACTAAAATTTCGGGAAGATCTCGAAATATTTGTAAATGAAGTTTGCGAAAAAAAACCATTGATATTTATCATAGACGAGCTTGATCGGTGTAACCCACATTATGCCGTAAAGGTACTAGAACGAATAAAACATCTTTTCAACATACCTAATATTATATTTGTCTTATCCATAGATAAGGAACAATTAAGTAACTCCATACGTGGATATTACGGGAGTGACCTAATAAATGCCAATGAATATCTTAAAAGATTTATTGATATTGAATATGCTTTACCTGATCCCGATGTAGAAAAGTTCTGTAGCTATTTATATGATTACTATGGCTTCGAAGCATATGAAAAGGCAAGAGGCACTAAAGAGATGGAAGAATCCATTTTGACTATAGCCAATACTCTTTTTATGCATAAGAATCTATCACTAAGACAAATAGAAAAAATATTTGCTCATATTCGTTTATCTTTGAATATGTATAAACATAACCAAGTCATATATGCTGAATTAATATGTCTATTAACATACCTTCGAATTTGCGAATCCGATTGTTATGTTAAAATAACCCACGAAAGTTATACTATACAAGAACTTACAGATCAATTAGAGAGTATAATTCCAAAACAAATATTACAGATTAAAAAAAAATACGAATCTTCTCCTAGTCGACAATTTCACTTTACCATAGCCTTGCTATTAAGATGTTATACTTTCAAATATGAAAATTCCGATGAGAACGATAAACTCTTAACTAGAGATCCTTCTCAACCAAATCTAGTAATCAATTTTAATGTAAAGACGATCAACAAAGAACTTTTGTCTTCAGCTTTAGAATGGACATCTCAACGTAATATAGCAGTACCTTTACATTATTTTACTCAAAGAATTAATCTACTGGAAAATTTTGCGATCTATAATATAGAATAATCACGTTCTTAATTAATATAATTTTCTCAGTCTATATTAAATCTACAAACAAAAGCAGAGCAAAAAACTCTACTTTTGTTTGTAGATTCCCAAAAAGAATGTACTTTAGCAACTGCCAAAACAAACTAACTCGCGAATTCCTTATGTCGTGCACCCGTAAAATCGGGTGGCTGGGTGGTTCCAGTTGGCACACGACATAAGGAATTCGTTTTTATATATTTATGGAACCATTAGAAACCCATTTTAAAGGTATTATATTAAGTAACCTGTATCGTGATCCTCGCAAAAAACGCATCCAACATGACATCATGGATGAACTACAAACTAAATTATTTCCTGAGCAACTTATTAGCTACCGGAAACAATTAGTCATGGAAGGATTAATCACTGAAGAAGAACCGGACGAAGTACATTCATTAGTTGAAATCACCCCGAAAGGATATGAAGCCATCCAAACTTTTGGAAGTTATCAAGCATATATTGCAAACCAACAAAAAGCTATAAAGTTACAGCGCGAAAGTGAAATCATGAAATCCAGATATTTAAGGCTAAAGACGATCAGCATTGTAATAACAACACTATTAAGTATCTTATCTTTTATAACAGGAATCCTACTATCAGACCTAGTAAAAGGAATAATAAAATAAAGATTACTTTATAATAAAGAGACACGCGAAACTTATAATAGTCATACGAAAGATCTAATAGTTTACGCTTAAGATTATTTATTTCTTGCTCCTGATCCATATCTAACTCTATTTTTGAGCTAAAATACAACATTATTTTAGTACATTCAATTTTATTACCCTTATCTTTGTCCCCTGTAACAAATTAAAACCACACAAATGAAAAAACTTTTTTTATTATCAATGATGCTTTTGTCATTAGCAGCCTGTAAGAAATCTTCGACCGAAATTGCAAGTCTGAAAGACCAAGTATCTTCATTACAACATCAAAATGAACTTTTATCTTCCGAAAATGCAAATCTTAAAAAACAATTGAAGATACTTAAGTCGCCGAAAAACAATAGCGATATACAACAGATAGGAAGATGGTTAGATAATCGTCCTGGAAGTGATAAGCATATTATAACTATATTTAAAAACCTAAAAACCAAAAAGTATTTCATCAAAGATTCATTCGGGGATGGTTCTTCTGATATAGAAGAAGCTCGCCTATTAAACCATAAAGGGCTCAAAAGATATGAAGCTATTAATAACGAACATAATGAATATTGTATAGTGGAAAAAAATGGGGATTTGTCCATGTGGAGTCAAAATGGGAAATTTGCTACATTCTCCAATTACTAATCTTTAATATTAAAACCAATATTATACAATCATGGGAAATCTTATCTTTATTTACGCACTAGTGAACCTCATTTCACTGATTCCAGTAGCTCATGCAGCTGATAAACGAGTAGTAAGCACTGGATGGGCATCCTTAGTTGCTTTAATCTTTAGTCCTCTAATTGGCTTCTTATTTATTTTATGCCACCCAACAAAGACAGAAAAGGAATATCAAGATAGAATGATAAGGATGATGAATGACCTACCGGACAACATCAAGAAAAAACTAAACCCGGAGGAATGATTATTTTTTGAATTTCTTTTTGCACTCTCAAATATAATCCTCATATTTGCAGAGTCAAAACCCATCGTGAGGTATCACGAACGAAGAGCAACGGATAATGCTCAATATGAAATTGGGCTATTTTTATGCCCATAAGTTTGCTATTGGCACTATGCTATTAGTAAACTCACATACAAAATAGTCGAAGTTTATTTATAAACAAATACGGCTGCCTTTCCTATTACTTTAGTCTCAGTCTCTTCGGAGTGAACTACGGTGGGTTTTTGACGAAACGGGAAAGTGCAGCCGTTCTTGTACTTCCGCTAGTCGAGCGGATTCTCGACTAAAACGTCAAAAACCCATCGTATGAAACACAAAAAACAAAGCGACAACGGACGCTACATATCCGTAGAGAAGCTTCAAAGAGCTCTTTCCAATATCTGCTTAGAAGTAGCAGAAGGCAATGAACAACTCCGAGTGAACAAATCACACAGAGGTATTGTAATCTACGCCAATGGAGGTACAGTTAATATCACTTTTAACGGAAAAGGAGATCAGCCATGATAAAATACATAGAAAAAATCATACCATCTCAATGTCGTGTTATTAATAATGAGACAGGCTACATCCACTTAGAAGGCGAATCAATGATTCTCAGACCGGATGGCAGCTATGCCGGAACCGTAACCACGACTATCGGATCTATCAGAGAGAATCATATCGATACCGTTATTGAGATGCTTACCAACTACAAAAAGAAAATAGCATCACCTCAAAGAGAACAAACTATTGGCAAAATAATCACGTTCGATTTTAGGAATAAGTTCAAAAAAGGAGGTCGTCTATGAGCCGTCGCCATCGCCGAGCTAAGCGTGCCCGTATGCAAGCCATATTGAACTTAGTATCCGTATATTATGTTTTCAACCAATTCAAATTCCAGGTGTTATGAATAGACATGAAGCCTTGCAATTATCCGGATTAATCCGTACCTTGTTACCCAATAATAATAAAGACTTAGATCCATGATAGCATTTATCATCATAGTAACCGGAATAATAGCCTTGACTCTAGCATTCACTGCAGGACGCAAGAAAAATATTACGGTATATAATCGGGACTATAATGGTCATAAAAGTGCCTCAGATGAATTACCTGAACGATATCGAATGAGTAAAGGGCTTTTCATAGCCCTGTTATTACTACTTCTAGTCTATTTACTAGCAAAGTAACTGTCCTTTATAGCCCGCCCACAGCGGGCTATTTTTGTCTCCATAACCAAAACATTGCAAAGTTATGGAACAATATTCTCATTATGAATATGGCGAGCTTCTAGCCAATAAGCTCAAACCGATTTCCCACACCCCGGAACATCCTCACTTCTTCACCGCCTTTGGGTTTGAAGATTTATTCGGATTTGAGGATAAGCTCTCAAATGTGACAGGAATGGTCCTTATCGCTGTTGATGGTATGGAATCCGAATCATCCGACAACAATGGAGATGGATTGACTGACCGTAATGAATATTCATTCATCGTCGCACGCAACACAAATTCGTCACGTCCGGAAACAATCAATCAAGCCGCATTAGACTGTAAAGTCATTGCCAAGCAAATCCGTAACCGCCTCTTTCACGATCCAACTCTGAAATACTCCATTAGCCGAACGACACGTATCAACGGAATAGGACCTATAGGTGACAACTTCTATGGAGTGGTACTTACCTTCTCCCTGCGGGAACCTGAAGATTTTTTTATCAACTCTGATTTTTGGGAGGACTAATCTATGGGATTCTATAAAAATTATCGGGATATGCGTTCCGATGTCAGACGTTATAATGCCGCTGTTCGCCGCGCCAACAATCTGGCAGGCAAAGGCTCGTCACAGCTCATACACATAGAAACCGTATCCGAAATAGAACGATATACGATGGCTAAAGACGCTGACCGGCTAGTCGCATTCAATAAAGACGTACAGAAATGGATGAACTCTGTCGCTGCCCAACTACGTGCATCAATTTCATCTCACAGCATGCGTGTGGCCACCGATTTGAGACCTAGAATGTATACTGACAAATATGGACTCATCAACAAACTCGGTTTTTCTTTTCCCCGTCATGGCATCTACATCCACAAAGGAGCCGGAAAAGGGTATGGAGGAACAACTGGATCCAAGTGGACGAAACTGAAACGAATCGGCGGGATCGAGGTAAGTACCGGGATTGTCCGGCATACCAATCCTGAATCATTGAATGGCAGCCAGGGTACAGGAAACCGCAAAGCATACGAATGGTTCGATCCCATTGTCCGTAATCGAATCCCCGAACTAGAAACAATCATTACCAACTATTTCGATTCAATGATCATTGATGCCACACGCATCTATATCAACAAATAATCTATGAGCAACGATCTTAACCGTAGTATTAAAATCTACATTGATGGCACGGAAGCCGCATTAGGAGTCAAGCAAGTCGAAACTGCTATCCAAAAATTGGAAAACAAGTTAGCCTCTCTCAATAAATCCGAAGCTAACTACAACACCCAATCAAGAAAACTTCAGCAGGAAATTAATAAGAAAACGACGACTCTTGAAAAGTACAAACAAAGTATCAGAGAAACAGAACGTATTCTGAGCAATCTTTCCGGAGCAACCTATAACGAACTGATCTCTGTACAGTCCAAGGTTCGTAAGCAGCTCCGGGATGCAATACCTGGTACACAACAGCACTCAGTAGCCTTAGAACAGAATCGACGGGTAACCGAAGCTCTCACTCGTGCTCAAGCAGCAATGCGCGTTGAAGTGGGATGCCAGGGAACCGTTTGGGGGCAGGCCGCTAACTTCGTCAATAAATATATGGCCCTTATCGGTGGAGTTGTCGCCTCTGTTACAGGATTATCTATGACTATACGACGTTCCGTTGATGACTATGCGCAAATCTCCGAGGCTATGGCTGGAGTAAAAAAATACACTGGGATGACAGATGAAGCGGTGAAGGATCTGAATGAAGATCTCAAAAAGATAGATACCCGGACTCCACGCGAACGATTGAACGAGCTGGCACAAGATGCAGGTCGCCTCGGTATACAAGGAAAGCAGGATATTCTTGACTTCGTAGATGCTGCCGATAAAATCAATGTTGCATTGGGTGAGGATCTAGGAGAAGATGCAGTTAAGAATATTGGTAAACTAGCACAAATGTTTGGTGAAGATAAAACACTAGGATTACGCGGTGCTATGCTCGCCACAGGGAGTGCCATCAATGAAGTAGCTCAGAATAGCAGTGCCGCAGAATCATATCTTGTAGACTTTACTGCACGTGTATCCGGAACTGGAAAACAAGCCGGAATTTCACAAACACAAATCATGGGATTCGCCTCTGTGCTTGATCAAGATATGCAGCAAGTAGAAATGGCTTCCACTGCTCTGCAGACTGTCATCATGAAAGTATACCAGGAACCAGCCAAATTCGCTAAAATGGCAGGGAAAGATGTTAAGGATTTTACAAAATTACTTAAGGAAGATGCCAATGAAGCCCTCCTACAGCTATTAGAAAACTTAGGAAGTAAAGGCGGTCTACAGCAACTAGCACCTTTATTTAAAGACATGAAACTTGATGGTGTACGCGCTGCCGGAGTCTTAAATACTTTAGCTGCCAATACCGCTAGCATCCGAGAAGAGCAAGAACGGGCTACTACCGCATATAAAGAAGGTACATCGGTTATCAACGAATTTAATGTGCAGAACAATACAGTACAAGCGCGTCTCGACAAAGCTAAAAATGGTTTTAAAGAAGTGTCTTATCAATTAGGAGAGAAGATGCTTCCCCTCATGTCTAATGCCATTACCGCTACCAGTTTTTTCGTACGGGCACTCAATTCTTTAATTGAATTCATTGCACGATATTCACATATATTGATACCATTAACAGCTACAATAGCAACCTATGTTCTCATCTGTAAAGCTCAGATCATAGAAGAAAAGCTCAAAGTGTTTTGGAATCAGAAAGTAATAGCTACACTCAAAGAAATGTATGCTGTCATGTTGCGCAACCCATACCTGGCAGTCGCGGCTGTCATTGTTACTCTTATTTCTGCATTAAGCAATATGAATAAGGAAATGACAGAATCGGAACGTATTGAGAAAAGCCTAACAGAGATTCGAAATAATTCAAAAAGCAACATACAGGACGAACGTAATGAGGTTGAGCATCTCTTATCTGTTGCACGTAACGAGAACTTGAGCAAAGCTGAACGAGAAGCAGCTATCCGCAGGCTAAACGAGATTTCTCCCGAATACCTTGGCAATTTATCTTTGGAAACTATAAATACGGAGCAGGCTACTGCTGCTGTAAATTCATACGTTGACAGTCTTCTTGTTCTAGAGGAAATAAAACAAACTCAAAAGAAAATTAGTGAACTGAGAGATAGAAAGGATGATCTCGGTAAAAACGGACCTGACAACGGCTTTTGGTCTGATGTAGAAGCAGGAGCTGCCAATATGCTAAATGGTTTCAAAACATCATTGGGACTTACCACTGACGCTTGGGCTGATAATGTACTCAATGAATATATAAACAAAGGAACAAATAAACTGCGTTCATTAGATCGAGAAATCCAAACATTAAACCAACATATAGAGGAATCCAGAGAAAAACTCATCAAGATCGAATCAGAGAAACCTCAGCCTGTAAAAAACAATTCTACCACAAAAGAGGACGATGATGATGAAAAAGCGCTTAAAAAACGACTCGAACGAGAAAAAATACTATATACCCAAAAACAAGCCTTCTTAAAAGCAATGTACCTAGAAGGAGGAGATGAAACCCTTCAGACAGAAAAGCAACTTAACAAAGAATTAGAATGTCTTCAAATGGAACACTTAGAGAATTCTTTGAAAATAGCCGGTACAAAATCTAAAGAAGGCATTGAGATCCAAAATCAGATCAATGATCTGAAGCTGAAGATGCAAAAAGAACATACCCAAGAGCTGATTGATCAAGAAAAAATAGACTATGAACGTCAGCAACAGGAATTAAAGGAGTTATATGCTTCCGGGAAGGATGAGAATCTTAATTCCGAGGCTGCATACAATGATGCGATGGAACAGCTCACCATCATGCATCTGGAACGTATGCTTTCTCTTGCAGGACTAAATGCAGAACAACGGAAGCAAGTAGAGAAGCAGCTGCTGGATTATAAGGTAAAATGCATACAAAAAGATCAAAAGGCCAATGAGCAAAATTCAAAAAACAAACTTAAAACAGACAAGCAGGAATTTGAAGAAAGACTCCGTATCTATCAACAATATGGAGAAGAATTTGGTAATGCTCTAGGGAACATCATTTCCGGGCAGGAAAATGCTATGCAAGGATTCGCAGATACGATGATTGACATTATGTTTGATGTTATAGCCCAAATCATTAATGCCGAACTTGTAAACCTAGGTATAATAGGAACTGCAGAAGCAGCAAAAGCAACAGCTAAAGAGATTGGTTCCAAGGGCTTTTGGGGAATAGCGAGTGGAGCTATACTTGCGGGTCTTATTACGGCAGGTATCGCCACAGCCAAATCTACACTGAAAGGCTTTATCGGAAAAAGAAGAGATAGTGGAAGTTCCTCCACAGAAAGTACTCCCCAGGCTGAATATAAAATAAACCAAAGAGCAGCCGGGAAGTATGACGTAATCGGAGCTGAAGACGGACGCAGCTATCACGATATCCCCTATATAGGGGAAGCCCCTACAGGCATCGTCAAACGTACTTCACTTATATCAGAAAACGGATCAGAGTTAATTATCAATTCTGAAGATCTGTCCCGGCTCCAAAAACATATCAACTATCCTGTAGTACTTCAAGCAATCAATGATGCAAGATCCGGAAGGGTGCCACAATATGCAGAAGGAAATTACGACTCCATCAGCCACTCTACAGACTCACCCACTCCGCCAAGTCCCAATAACAACCTTGAGGCCAAACTAGAGAAAGTAATGGATAAGATGGATCAAGTGATGGACAAACTAGGCAAGCCTTCGAAAAACTACGTTCTCTTATCCGATATCAATGATGCGGAAGAGATCAAACTAAAATCGGAAAAACCTTTCACAAGAGGAGATCAATAATATGGCACTAATCATCAAAACACCTAAAGGGATATACGATACTCCTACAGACTTCGAAATGGAAGTTGAAATCACCTCCCCTATTTATACAGATAAAGGGAGTCAGACCATAGCTGCTACGTTACCGGGAACGAAGCATAACCTTTCCATAGTTGATCATATCAATCGCTTAGATATAGCTAATGCACCGGCTAAAGACGTCCAGGCTGTTATTGCAGATGGAATATACCGTCGCATAGGCAAGCAGAATATAACATCAGCATCGGTAGAATCAGGGATTGTCAGCAACATCGGATTTGACGAAAGCCTAATGTATGAAGCCTGGAACAATATATCATTAAAAAAGTTACCCGGATTACCCATATATAAACCATCAGGTGGCATTACTGCTTTAACAGAACATCTTAATAATGTTATGAAATATAATCTTCCAGCCGACTATTATGTTTTCCCCATACAAGTAAAGAATGACTCAGCAGACGATGTCGCTTACCCGGAATTCATAAATCCGATTCAAAAAATAGGTAATGCGTATGAGCTGAAGAAAAATGCACGTACAGAGAAAATGGTTATATCAGGCAGTGTCGCAGATGTCAAGTTACCCGCAGGATATGGTATTTCTCCTTTTATCCGTGTTTCAAAAATCCTACAATTAATATTTTCAGCATATGGTTTTGAACTCATAGAGAATCCATTCGAGAGAGACTACCAGCTCAAAAAAATGGTAGTACTTAATAATGTAGCAGATGCCACAGTCGCAGGTCAAATAAACTATAAAGACCTAATGCCGGACTGCACGATTAACGATTTTCTAGAAGCAATATTCTGTCGAACTGGTGCCAGGATCTTCGTGAATGGGGATAATAGAACAGCAAGAATCAAATTACTGAAAGACACGTTCTCCAGCTCCCCATTTGCAGACTGGTCACAACTGAAAGCTGCAGATCCTGTACCCAATTACGAACAGCCCAAGCAAATAAGATTATCTGCCAGCACTTCATTTGACGAAGCTTATACGGATGCGGAATCTTTCGAAGAATTCCTTGATAAATATAAAGGAATCATCACAGAAGTAGAGAACACACCTCCTGAGTATGTTCCCGATAACACATATATTTGTTATCAGGCATCTACCGGACGATTCTACAAGCGTAACATAGCTTCCCAAAACGTTTCTCTCTTATCCAGTGACTTCTTTGCTTGGGATAAGAAAACGGCCAACGTTGAATACGAAGAAATATCCAGTTCAGATGAATGCCTACCAATGACGTTCTGTAACAATTTACTAGTTCCGCAATACATGGCCGGAACAGTGAATCTCAATACAACACTCCGGGGAGCTAAAGTCAATGAACAAAAAACAGATACTCCGCTTTGCTTCTGTTTTGCGATGGGAATGGCTACTGATGAAAAGAATGTTCCTTTAGGATATTACTATGGTAGTTCACTCTGCCGCACCCCTGCAGGTAATTATTTCCGTGATAACGACGGGAACACTTTCAAATATTCACTGGTCTTTCGTGGAGAGGACGGAGCTTTCAATCAATTCTTTAAAGAATGGGATGCCATCTTAAGACATGCAAACCATACTCTAAAAAGTAAAATCAATCTTGATCGGATAGCACTAACTCAGATAGATACCAGCCGGCCAATCTTATTGTCTGGTCAGAAACTGATGATTGAGAGTGCCAAGCACACAGTACCCTATCAAGTGAACAAACCTGCAGAAGTGAACCTTCGTACCACAAAACTTTTAAAACCATTTGATCTTGAGCAAGAACAAGGTATTGTAAAAATGATACCCCAAACGACTAAATGGGTAATTGTCTCCTACGCAGATAATGCCTTCGCCGCAACTGCAGCACAAGTAAAGAGTCAACTTGAAAAAAGATATGATCTCAGAGGATTTAATGTCTTAGACAGAAAGATACTAACCCAACCTTCCGGAGATGATTTCAGTTCGTATCTGCCTCCAACTAAAGAAGAAGTACTAGGAAAAAAGGAAATACTGGATACTTATGACGCTGAATTACAGTACTGGTTCTCGTTTTATGTGGATAATCCTGAAGGTGCAAATACTGATTCGATAGATTCAATCAGACTTCAATATGAAGCCGGGATCAAAGCAGTCACTATGTAATCTTGTCCTTTATACAGCAATTAAAAACAAACACATTTGCATATGGAAAAAAAGGAAACAATACAATCAGCTCCTGAAATAAAGAATGTCTCCGGAGTATTTCTGAAGTTTCAGTCTCTACCAGGCAATGGAGACAAAACAATGGAAGACTTTTATTCATTGATGTCATCTCCCTGCATTGAACGAACTTCTCTCCTGGCCGACCTGAATTTTGTAGTAGTGACCTCAGAGAACATTGTAAGAACACAGTTTGAATTATGAGTTTAACAGCAGCAATTTCACCCCGCACGATGGCTTTATCAGGGAATCCGGTAAAGTTGGAAATCACTTCTTCATCCCCTGTCAATTACGTTATCCGAAATCAAAGTAATGTCATTTTCGAAGGATCCGGAGAAACTGGAAATTTCTTTGTTTTTATCGATGAGATCTTATCAGCTATTTTATCTCCAACCCACTATACGGGTGAAGAAACCGATATCATCCTATCAACATCGAGCAATCTCAAAGAATACACAATCGAAGTCAATAATCAGACAGGTGACCGACAAACCTTGCAACATAAAGTATTACTCGGTGGGATCAGCAAAAGAGCTATGAGGCATCTGAATCAGACAGGCAGCAACATTTTTACTATGAAGCTATTGAATGCTGCCGGTAACTTCTTTATGTCTACACGGACAGAACAAAGGGTCCTGTCTATCCGCGAAACAGAAATACGGCCATTATTATTCATTGCTCCAGTAACGACTTTTACGGTTAAAGTAGCAGAAGGTATTTCTACTGTTATTTCGGGTCTGACAGTCGGGGCCTGTTATGCTCTTAACCTTGAAGCCTTAAGAAAATATTTTTTCAGCAAGAATAATATGCTTGCCAGTCAATTTGAAATCATCACAGTAGAAGGCAAGGCAGTCACCATCGTCATTTCTCCTGCTAACATAGAGAAGGAACGATACTATATCGAATTTTTAAACAGTTATGGAGCGTATGAATGCATAGAAGTTACCGGGAAGCCCACTCTAGATCAAGACAAAGGAGAAGATGAAGTGTATGGGAAATATGATGAAGAAGTAAATGACTATACTGAAAGCAGGGAGAGAGTAAACACTGTAGACAATCTGCATGTACAGACTGGTTTCAAGACAGAAAAGGAACTGATGTTTATTCTTGATATGCTCTCTAGTGATGAGATCTATCTTATAGGATACGGAAACAGAGGAATCAAAGTCAATGCTTCTGCTGATAGTTTAGCAATAGCAAAGAATATGAATACGCCTCAAAGTCTACCCATTACACTTAGATTCTGCGATTCGGAGAAACATTTTACTCAGGAATTAAATAGCAATGATTTCAATAATCCGAGAATTCATACAGATGTTTTCAGTAAACAATTCAATTAAGGATGAGTACAACACAAGATATTGTAGACTCTCTGATTGATCACATAGACAAGGCCATCACCAAAGGCAGTGTAACCAACCAGCAACTAGCCGGTGTCTTGGACTTTTTGAACGAAAGGTACAAGACACTGGCTAAAGCCGGTGGAAGCTTGTCCAAAGATATTCGCGTCACCTCGCCCAAGACAGGGAATATAAACCCTGGGGACATACTCAAGGAAGGAACAACATACGAAAGTATCTTCAGGACGATGCTCACCAGTGTAGAGTCTGCATCTTTAACAGGTAAACTTTCAACGTCCAACGACGTTGAGTTTGGGACAGCCAAAGGACAGCTAACCTACACAGCCAACAGACACGGTAACGGCCCCATGAGTAAAGCCTTTTATGATTATATCGAAGAGAATAAACTAGAGTTTTCTGCAGAAGTTAATGGGGAACAGAAGGCAATAAGGCAATTGACAGGCTACTATACAATGGAGGAGACTTACGCTGCAACCGTCGTCTACGACGCTAGCCCTGATGGAGTATTACCGCAAATTACATTAAATAATAAGATCAGTGTGAACGTTCGACGTAAATGGTTTGCCGGTGTATGCAATACTGTGCCTCAAACATCAGATGCAGTACGGGCACTCAGTTCAAACGGACTGTATACCGGTCCCGGTACCTATAAATTTCCGATTGGTACATGGTCTATGTTTGCAGTATGTATCCCTGCAGACATGCTCACCGAGCTTACCCTAACCAGTTATCCTGGCAACTTCATCGAAAATGGAACTGAAGGTCCGATTAAAATTATGGTAGAAGGGGCCAACGGTAGTAAAGCTATTGAATATAAAATGTGGATTGCAGAAGCTACAATGCCTAACGATCCGGATACATTCACTTTTAAAACAGTCTGAGTATGGAAGACCAAGTTGAAATTGTAGAATATCTATCTGAAATAAAAAACGTATCACCACGTTCTAGCCTTGTCATCGCAGGAGCTAGTTTCTATCTTCAATACAAGCGCACCAGGAGTCTCCCTATCGACTCTACATCGACCTGGAACTCTTTAGAAAAAGCAACTCGATATGCGCAAAATATCGACACTGTAGCTTATGCCCCTTATGACGGACAAATGATTACTGTAAAAGAGAATGGGAAAACAAATGTTTATATCCTTGTTCTTGACGAATCACTTCCATTGGCAGACAAGCGCGTACACTGCAAACTTGAGCCTGTCGCATCTCAATCATTCGGTGATGATCGTTATGCACGTAAAGACATCAAAGATACTTTCAAGAAAGGCTTTACTTCCAAAGAGGGCTGCGACATCGAAGGTGGGCTAAATGTCGGTAAAATGACCCGGCTGTCCGGTGGTGTCGTCGTGATGGCCGACACCGATTATGGAGTTACTGAATCAGAAAAAGAAAATCCCGAAAATAGTAATGTTATGGCAATAGGATTAACAGAAGTTCCTAAAAACAGCGGATTCGGTTCTACCTCACTAGGTGAGATGGACAACACAGATGAATCATTCGATCTAGTTCCGGACGGCAACTACATGATGCAGAAACGAGCAGGTGTATTCTATCCCGTGAAAGCAGCCGCAGGTGGCGGAGGAACAAAGCTCACGCTTGCCTTTGTCACTCCGTCAAATGCAACGGCCGTTCATGGTAAGGAGACACTGATAAAATACACATACTCATCTACCTTGTCCGGAGAGGAAACGGGCGAAGGTATCGCAACCTATACTTTGAACAATAAGCAGGTAGCCTCCGAAACAATCAATCAAGGCGAAGTCTCATTCAATATAGGCAAATACCTGATACTCGGTGATAACGTCCTCGTTGTACAAGTTACCGACAGTTACGGAGCTACCCGCAAGCTGACATTCAAGATCAACGCGGTAAGCATTGCCGTAACGTCTACATTCGATGATTCAAAAGCCTATGTGGGAGCGATCTCATTCCCATATACCCCGCTTGGTGCCGTAGAGAAAACCATTCACTTTGTCGTTGATGGTAAAGAAACGGGTACCTACACCACATCTGTATCTAATCGTCAGCAGACATATTCAATCCCGGCACAGGCGCATGGTGCACATACGCTCGACGTTTATGCGACGGCAACGATCAACGATACCGAAGTAGAAAGCGATCGTCTACGCTATGATATTATCAGCATTGTATCCGGAAACAACACACCGGTTATTGCGTCATCCTTCAGGACTGCCGAAGTCGAACAATTCAGCACACTCCTGATTCCCTACATCGTTTATAATCCTGCTACAACGACAAGTGATATCACCCTGTCAGCTAATGGAATCGAAATTAGTGATCAAACGATCGACCGCACGCGACAAACATGGAGTTACCGGGCAGAAACTCCCGGAGAACTGGAACTGAAAATAGCATGCGGATCTGTGACCAAAACATTCAACCTGACGGTTACGGAATCAGAGATCGATGTTCGTCCGGAGGAAGCGGATCTCGTTCTCTTCCTCACTTCCGTAAACCGCAGCAACAACGAAGAAGGGAAAAACATCTGGAACTACGGAGAGATCTTCGCTGTACTTACCGCATTCAACTACGCAACGAACGGATGGATCAAGACAGTTGACGGATTCGTAGCTCTTCGCGTTAATGGCGATGCACGTGTAACCATCCCCTACAACTCCTTTGCCAACGACTTCCGTTCTACCGGCAAAACAATCGAATTCGAATTTGAAACCAGAGACGTTACCGACTATGATTCAGTCATCCTCAGCTGCATGAATGCCGGCATCGGACTTGAAGTGACTGCACAGAAAGCTATATTCAGATCAGAACAGACCTCTATCGAAACACAATTCAAAGAGGATGAACGTGTCCGGATTTCCTTCGTGATCGAAAAGAAAGCGGAGAACCGGCTGATCTTCGTCTACATCAACGGTGAGATCTGCGGACTGATCCAGTATCCGGAACAAGACAACTTTACTCAGCCCAATCCGGCCGGGATCTCGATCGGCAGCAGTGACTGTACCGCAGATATCTTTAATATCCGTGTCTATGACAATGCCTTAAACCGCTATCAGCTTCTCGACAATTACATTGCCGATATGGACAATCTTGAACTGAAGCGCAAGCTATATGCCCGGAACAGCATTTATGACGACTATGGGAATCTCAGCTATGAGAAGCTGGCGAATCAGAATATCTCATTCACCATCGTCGGTGAGCTTCCGACTTTCAAAGGAGACAAGAAGACTGTCACCCTTGTCTATGAGGACAGGGAATATCCTGAACGCAGCTGGGTAGCAACCGGAGTAGAGATCGACGTACAGGGAACTTCATCACAGTGGTATCCTCGAAAGAACTTCAAGACAAAATGCAAGCAGGGATTCACCATGACCGCTACCGGTGAACATGCCGATAAAGTTGCCATCTTCGAAGAAGAAATACCTGTAAACGTATTCTGCTTCAAAGCGGACTTCGCCGAATCTAGCGGTGTACACAATACCGGTATGGCCCGTTTGATCGACTATATTCTTCGTGGCATGGGATTCCTTACTGAAGCACAGAAGGCAGATCCCCGCGTCCGGACGACAGTCAACGGTCGCCCGTCGGTGATGTGGCATCAAACATCAGAAGATGATGAGAGAACATCATTGGGCAAATACAACTTCAATAACGATAAGTCAACGAATGAAACATTCGGATTCAAGGCCGGCTGTGAAAGTTGGGAGATCCTGAACAATACTTCCGACCGTGTACTCTTCAAACGTTCGGACTATATCACCGTCGACTCGGAAGGTAATATAGAATGGCTGAAAGACTTCGAAGCTCGTTATCCGGACGAAAACGAAGACTACACGAATCTAAAGCGCCTGACTGACTGGCTTGTCTCCGTAAAGGATAACCCGACGAAGTTCCGGGCCGAAGCTGATCAGTACCTGGACATGAATTTCATGTTATCGTACTACACGATAACGGAACTCTTTGCGATGGTCGACCAGCGTGCTAAGAATATGTTCCTGACTACCTTCGACGGAATTCACTGGATCTGCATCTTCTATGATAATGATACTGTGTGCGGACTGAACAACGAGGGCGTAGCAGCATTTGACTATACGGTTGAGTACCACGATCAGATCGGTAACAAGGATGTATGGAACGGTGCAGAGTCAACTCTCTGGAACAACATCGAGCAGGCATATTCTAAAGAGATCGCAGCCATGTACGCTGAAATGCGGTCAAAGAAGCTGCTCACTTATGAAGAATGTATCCGCTTCTTCGATACCGAACAGGGAGATGCCTGGTGTGAAGCAGTATACAATGAGGACAGCTGGTACAAGTATGTCCGTCCATTACTCGATGAAGGGAATGGATCATACCTGTATGCTGCCCAGGGAAGCCGCAAGATGCACCGTCGCTGGTGGCTGTACAACCGATTCAAATACATGGACTCTAAATACATTGCCGGAGACTATAAGAATGACTTCGCAACTCTGCGTCTGTACACCCCTTCAGAGTGGGAAGGAGTAGAACCTAATGCGGATATGACCATCACGTCGTATGCCGGGCAGTATGTCAACGTCCAGTACGGATCATATACAGCCGGCATTCGGTCACAGAAAAATGTACCGGTACATATTAAAGCTCCTGCCATTCAGTTCAACGATACTGAAACGATCATTTTTGGCGCCGGTCAGATCAGCAGCCTGGGGGATATATCCTCTTTGTATCCCGGTTCGGTTGACGTATCGAAGATGACCAAACTGGTGGAGCTGATTATCGGATCCGGAGCGGAAGGCTATCGAAACACGAATATGGAAGTGCTCTCAGTTGGTGCAAACAACCTGCTCCGCAAGTTGGATATCCGTAACTGTCCGAACCTGAAACAAGCAATAGACCTTGCATTATGTTCCAACATTCGCGAGATATGGGCGGAAGGAACCGGAACATCCGCTGTAGTATTGCCTGAAGGCGGTAACTTGACGTTGCTTCACCTGCCGGATACCATTACAAATTTAACGGTCCGAAATCAAACGGAACTGACTGATGCGGGATTAATCCTTGATGGGGTACGGAATCTTTCGACAATCAGATGGGAGAACACCAACAAGGCTAATGTCTTATCCATAATTGACAGATGTTTTGCGCTTGATACTATGAAGTTAGAGCGTGTACGCTTGATCGGTGTAGACTGGACATTATCTACCCTTGATCCTATCATAAAACTAATCAGTTTGAAAGGACTGGACGAAAACGGCAACAATGTAGACAAGGCGATCATCACCGGTAAATGTTATGTCTCTGTAGCTACCGATTCTCAAATCAACAAACTGAAGGCAGCATTTCCCGAATTAGCTATCACATATGGTCAATTGAAACCTGCTCCTGTGACGACTTTCACCTTCAGTTCTTCTCAGCGTAAGTCTCTTGCTAATTCAGCCTTCGAATGCGCCTACGAAGTTGAGAAAGTAAACGAATATACCTACAAGGTAACTTCTGAAGACAACATAACGATTGATTTTACGTTCAAATGTGAAAATCACGAAGATTTTAAGGGTTCATACCTTGTAGCAGGTACACGTTCTCAGAGTTATACTGTGACATATATTCCATTACGAAAGATTCGTGTAGGAGTTTATAACCAATCGGTATATGTCCAAGGTGCTACTGTCACAATTGGAGACCGATCATACATTTCTGATGCTGACGGATATGTTACTTTACCGCGTGGAGGTGCGGCTATATCCGGAACCGTGTCTGCATACGGATATGCAAGCAATACCTTCTCATATGGTTCCATAACATCTGATACTACAAACACTGTGTATGTATATGGCGTCGTGGATGTTAAGTTTATCGTAGAATACAATTCATCGCTCATTGAAGGTGCTACCGTAAAATGTAATGGAGTGACAGGAACGACTAACCAGTACGGTGAATGCACTTTATCATTGGGAAAAGGAACCTATGAATATTCTGTTACCCATGACACATATTATGAAAAGACAGGTAATATAACTGTTGGGACGTCTGCAACATCCTTAACTGTATATGTAGAACCAAACACGGTCGAAGTAAAGTTCATAGTAAAAGACGGCACTGTACTTCTATCCGGAGCTACTATTCAATGTGATGGGAAAACAGGGATTACTGATGCCTCCGGAGAAACGACATTGGTAATAGGTAGCAAAAAAACTCATGAATACACCGTATCTAAAAATGGATATTTCAGCGTAACAGATAACGTTACTGTTAGTTTAACCGCCATTACAGTCAACGCTGCCATGAGGCTTGATATTGAATCTTTCAAACCGATAGAGAATGGAAATATTCAGATGCTTGTTACTGGAGAGAACATTTCTCTCTATGTCACCTCAGACGCCACTGATTATATCATATCATGGGGAGACGGAACAGAAGATCATGCAGTCGGGCCAGGGAAGCTGACTTATGATCACACGTATGATAACTCAGATTTCCATCAGGTAGAAATCAAAAACTGTAGTGATGTGACCTATGCGATTACAAAAAGAAGTTTATCTCTTGTTGCATATTGGGATCTCGGAAATAGTAATGTAAATAACTTGAATTTCTCAGGTTTCTCAATGTTGAAGTATGTAGGACTTGTGTTGAAAAACGATACAGAGAGACAGTCTTTTTCCTATTGTTTCAATAATACAAGTTTAACATCTATTCCGCAAGGGTTGCTTGACAATTGCGTAGCTGCGACAAGTCTTTCAGGTATATTTAGGAATACCCTAATCTCATCAATTCCTGTAGGCTTATTTGACCATTGCACGAATGCCAGCACATTCAAATCAGCTTTTGAGGGAACATTAATATCTTCAATTCCTGATGATTTATTTAGATACAATGTAGGCGCCTCTGATTTCAACTTATGTTTCGCTAATACAAAAATCACTTCCGTTCCCGAACGATTATTCTACTATTGTACGAATGCATATTATTTTGGAGGAGCCGATAGTTGGAGTAATCCAGAAGGTTGTTTCTCACGTTCTTTATTGGAATCGGTCCCAGCAAATCTATTTATTAATAATAAGAAAGCGTTTGACTTTAGAGGATGTTTTCAATATTCAAAAATAAAGGTTTTACCTGCCGGTTTGCTTGATAATTGCCCTGTAACAAAGATGGAGCATTTCTGTTACACCTGTGATGAATTGAAACATGTGATACTTCCAGCTACAGTTCCGAATTTAGGAAATTATTCATTTGCCTATTGTCGTCAAATGAAATATTTCATTTCGACAGTAGAGACTCCCCCAATTATTGGCGCAAGAACATTCGCTTCGTCTTATATCTCTGTAAGGTTCCAAATATACGTTCCCAATGATTCTGTAGAAGCATATAAAACAGCAACTAATTGGACTGAATTAGCCGACAGCATCAAGCCTATGAGTCAATTTGCAATCGATTTCCCTAATGAAGAGGTATAATATGAAAATAGACGAATTAAATAATAACCATATCACTGCGGAAGAAGGCAAAGTATTCCGCAGAATTTCCGACAGCCAGCTGTTCGGGAATGAAATCTATCTCGGATACACCTACTACTTGTCAGGTGAGAAACTAGAAGAACCGCTTTTGGAACTCCCTGAACACTATGAAGAGATAGATGATCCTGCTGACCAAGAGACCGTTCTTATCGACGAAGATACACCGCTAGAGGATGAGGTAACTGATATTGAAGAAACAGAAACCATAGAGGATGAACCAAAAACTGATGTCGAACAAAAAAAGAGAATCACCGTAGCTGACTACCATAAACTAGAAAAGCAGGTGGCAATGCTTATACGAATAATGGGAGGAATAGAATAATGGCAGGACTAATCAATACCGGTATTTGGGGATTTATCTCCTCCGCTAAAGCAACAGGTAAGAAGATACTGAACGCTGCCGGTGAAGAAGTAGATGAATGGGTAAGTACATTCGTATCAGGCGTATCAGGCTGGTTGATTGACAAGCTCGGCAATGCTGAGTTTAAATCTGTCTTTGTACGTGAGAAGTTTATCACAAATGAATTTGTATACAACCGCATCCGGGTAACAGAGGATGAAGAAATAGTCACAAGCAGTATCAAGATCGCATCTTACTTCGATAACGGAGACGGGACATTCACTGTCTATCCGGATTTGAGAGAAGCGGACAATAACCCGCTTGCCGACAGTGACCTGTTGATAGGGTATTATCATAATCCCGGCAACACCGGCACAATTTACTCCGTTCAACAGTTTACCGCCATCTCTGATCCGGGCAGCGATCAGTCTATTCTCCTTGAAGCTGAAGGTGACAGTATCCCTTACCAGCACATGATCATTGCAAGAGTAGGAAACATAGTTGATGCAGAACGTCAATCATTCATCCGTATTTCATCAAGGACAAACTGCCAGTATTTTTATGACGGTATCGACAGCTGGGCGGCTTATTCCGATCCGGAACATGTAAGATGTACGCTTGGCCATGCAGATATCGGTCTGATTCCTGCCTGGGCAAAGGAAGCTGTAGGAAGCGTTAAGAGATGGTTTGGTTTGATCGCCGATGGAGTGATCATTCGTGGTACATTCATCCTGCACAATGACAAGACAATCGAAGACGAGTTGAACGGTCGTGAGATTCAGATACGCGGCGACTTCGAAATCAGGGAGGATGGGATCACCGGCAAATGGCAAGAAGTCATCAAGTACGCGAAGGAAGCTTCTGATTCTGCTAGCTCTGCTGCCGGATCAGCTACCACCGCAGGTGAACATGTGACCAAAATCGAAGAACTTTCTTCTGAATTTAATGTCAATTACGAAAAGTTGTCTGCTGACTTTACCCATAAAGTCGAGACTGAAACGACGAATGCTCTGGGTGCTATCACTACAGCAACAGAAGAAGCAACCGGTACACTTCAGCTCACTGCAAGGGACTTTGTACTTGCATTCACTAATCTCGTAAATACTAAAACAGAAGAGGCAACCGGAGCGATATCCGAAGCGAAGAAATCCGCAGAATCATCCCTAAAAATGACTGCCGAACAGCTTGATCTTCAATTCAAGAAAACAGTAGAAGAAAAAACAGAAGAAGCGACCGGAGCGATCACTGATAAAAAAGAATCTGCTGAATCAGACATTCAGGCTTCAGCGGAAGAACTAACAGCTACTTTCAATAAGAATGCAGAGGAAAAGGTAAAGGAAGCCGACGGAGCTATCACGACATCTAAGAATGCCGCTAAATCAGAAGTAGAACTCACCGCTAAGAACTTGACCGCAACCTTCGAAGAGAATGTTCAGAAGAAAACGATATCAGCAAAAGGTGAGATTGACGTGACAACAGAAAGCTGCAAATCTGAGCTTAACTTGACTGCTGAAAGGTTGACTACCAAGTTCGAGGAAGCCGTTGCTGATGCCGAGGGAGATATCATTAAAGAAATCGGTACCCAGGTCACCCAAAACGCAAAAGAGTGGAAGGTTGAGGTTATGGGTACCGACAAGGACGGTAATCCCAACACGATACTTGCTGCTATCAATGCCGATGAATCAGGAATCAAGATCGAAGGAGAACGAGTCCAGATTAGCGGCCAACTTTTAGTTGAAGCCATTATGACCACCGGTATAAACATAGACAACAAATTCATTGTATCGGTAGAGAATGGGAAAGCAAAAGTTACAGTAAACGGTGAAATTAATGCCACAAGCGGAACATTCTCCGGATTCTTGAAAATACCATTTAAAACTTTTAAAGAAGGAGCTATCCCAAATGCTGCTACCGGAGAATATACCGTATCTGACTATTTCAATCTCGAAGCAAAAGGGGAAGATACAGCTACTCGTCTAACTCTCAATTTACCTACTGATGAAAAGTATATTGGTACGGTCCTTACCGTCTATGATAATCCTGTAAAAACAAGAATAGCCCCTATCGTCGAGATTATAGGAAGGATGTATCACCCTTTAAATGTCGATGTTTACGGACTAAAATTAGTAACAAAAATAGAAACAGGTAAAGGAGGAGTAATACAGTTTATCGGAGTTAGTCGCTACGATGGATGCGTATGGTATGTTATTACTGACAGTCTGGGAGAAAGTACCAGGACATAAATAATACATTATTAATCACTAAAAACAAAACTTATGAAAAAGGTATTTTATGAATCATGGATCGCAAAGTATCTGCTTGGATGCACTTCTATTAAAAGAAAAACCGCCTGCTCATCACGAGTTAGCGGCTGACAAACACAAACAAAACAAACATTAAGGGAAATATTCCCTTACAGAATTGGTGCAAAGGTAATATTAATAATTAAAAGAAAAAATCAAATGAACAACATCGACTCAATTATCATTCATTGTTCTGCCACTAAAGCTGGGCAAGATTTTAAAGCAAAAGACATCGATCGTATGCATCGTGCACGTGGATTCAGCCAAATCGGATATCATTTTGTGGTAGATTTAGACGGTACCATTGAAGAAGGTAGATCTCTCCAAATCGAGGGAGCACACTGCAACACAAAAGGATCATCCGGTTTATCATACAATAAACACAGCATTGGAATTTGTTATATCGGAGGTCTTGATATGACTGGGCAAGCAGCCGATACTCGTACCGATGCTCAAAAACAATCCATGCGTGATCTCGTAATGAGACTCAAACAGGAATATCCCATTGTTGAAGTTCTCGGCCATCGAGACACATCTCCGGATCTGAATGATAACGGGATTGTAGAGTCGAGCGAATGGATCAAAATGTGTCCCTGTTTTGATGCAGCTCAGGAATTTGGATATTGTCCGACAGTATTGATTCGCCCATAAATGGTGCAGACGCACTATTTTCGTACCAAATTGTACAAAAATAGTGCGCCTGCTATTATCTAGAGATCAATGAAATAACTCCATTCCGTACGAAAGTACAATTTAAAAGGCAAAACTGTTGAAGCACTGTACTCCTTCTTGTTTACTCTCATTCAACACATGAGCATATACTAATGTCTCCTTCAGATCCGAATGCCCAAGGATCTCCTTCAGAGAAGCGATATCCTTTGTCTTACGCAAAAAGATGGTTGCAAAGGTATGCCTGCCGACTTTATGTGTTATATGCTTTTCTATCCCGGCAATAGCAGCTATCTCTTTCAAATACCTGTTCATCGTCTGATCAGCACACAGCTTCTCAAAAACAGGTCCCTTCTTCCTAGTACCAACAATGTTTCTTAATAACTGCCGAAGCGGATCTGAGATTGGTACCTGGATTGGCATTGGCTTCCTCTTCTTCAGTTTCATACGAAAATAAGTGAAAGTTGTCTCTGAGAACTGTTCTAAAGCCAACCCTTTTGCATCCCCTATATGCAATGAGCTGAAGCATAAGAATAAAAATAACTCAAGAGTTTTGTGATATCTGTATTCCAGCTCTCCGGAAGTATACAGTTCCATCAACTTCTGCAGTTCATATTCATACAAGTACTCTCCTGAAGGAAGCCCCTTCTTGATTGACCATTTTTTGAAAGGATTTTCATCCATGTAGCCTGCGTTGAAAGCAGCCAAGACATATTTCTTGATTGTGGCCATATTCTTGTTAGCTGTATTTTGGTTATTCTCCAGCTTATGCATTAAATGGAAGAAATACTCGTCAAGCCACTCACTTGTTATATCATCAAAATAAAGGTTAGGATTATACTCCTTCAATTTCTTTATTACTGATAAATTAGTCTTGTAGGTAGAATCTTCAAGTTTTAGAGACTCCTTCTTCTGATAGTCCGTCACAAAGTCAAAGAAAGTGTTATAATCAGTCGGGCGATGATATGCTTTAAGAAAAGAGTCCCTGGTAAGTTTCCTGTCACGGAGGCGATACTTTACAAAAACATTGTTTACTCTGGCTAGAATAGTTTCTATAATCAAGTTCTTATCTTTTGCCAACTTGTCTCCTGCCCCAACACATTTCTTCTTATCGTTCCAGTCTTTGATGTCAACTGAAACTTTCGTAGAAAAGTTCACCTTTTCACGATTAACATAAAAGGATAACCACACGACTCCATTATCCGGGTCGCTCCCATAGGTTCTTAGATATATTTTAATGGTTACCATGATCTACAATGGTTCCGTTTGCAGGTGAGAATTGATCTCCGGTCTACACCTGCACAGTTTGTCACACAAATGAAGAGGTAGCTAATTAACTGAATATCAATAAATAGCAAATGCCGGACACATTGCTGTATCCGGCATTTTGACCACTTCGAGGTTCCTGGCGGTCACTAAATTCATTACCTCGTAGCACAGTACGACACACCGTGACGCACGTAATTTACTTGATAAAAAATAGAGTTGGTTATTGCGGTAGCATCATGTGTCACCATGTACCCCCGAATTGAGACCCAGATTGAGACCCCATATTATCAGTAAAACAATCTATAGAGAAAATGTTCTTTTACAGATAAAAACAACATATTTTTACGGATTGAAAATAGTTACAGAGAATAGCACGGAATTTAACAAAGAACCATAATCCCCTTCTGCTCTTTCCATTTTCTAGCATTTATATCATAAGACACAGAAAATCAGATATGCACAAGAATTATGATTTTAACTTTCTTTTCTCTTTTTTCTTTCGACTAGCACTTTTGCTGTGTGGATTTGTTTCTTTTACAATCAACACTCCATCAATAGTAGCCTCTCCAACAAAATTTCCTCTATTATCAAAAACCTCAATATGGGCTTTTTCTCCAAAATGCAAATTATCCACATACCATTGATTTTCAGTACTTAGTTCACGATAAATCTTTCTTTCTTGATATGTTTTACCTGTATCTTCAAATCTAAGCTTGCTTCGTAAACACGTTTGAATATCTGTCGGTGGAACTTTAGATTTCTTGTCATAAATAAATGGTTTCTTATCTAAGTTCTGTTCAATCCATTCCTTTAAAAGATTATCGTTGTCTACACATGCTATGTGCTTCGAACCTGACGAATTTACTTTTACAGCAATAACTAATAAGCTAACTTGTGTACTCAATATTGAGTTTGGAAAATTTAAAGCTAAAACACTTTCGTTATGCACATACATAAATTCATAAGCTTCTGCTAAAGATGTGTTATTTACAGAAAGAGACTTAGGAGGACAAAGTGTAGAATCAAAAAGATAGTATTGACATTCCCGTTTCTGGATAGAATTTTCATTCCAATATATTGGGGTAATCTTAGAAAGTTGCGCCCTAAAAAGATTTTCTAAGTCTTTTTGAGAAATCAAATTAAAAAAAACTTCTATTATTTCAGATGAAACATATAATTTGAGAGGAGCTTTATTACTAAACTCTAATCTTTTTTCTTTTATAACATCAAAAAAAAGGCTCATTTCTTTTAATGAAGTAAAAAGTAAATTTTCATCATTCAAATGCCTAAGTAAAAGATCATTCTGCAGCAAACAGTCATTAACAAATATATGCATAATTAAAAACCAACTAACTGTTTTAAATCTATTTCATTTTGATCAAAAAAATCATTAGGCCAGAGATCTATAGCACCTTTTTCTTTTATATCTATTGGTGAATATAAATCTTTTGACTTTTCATTAAAGAAAAAGACAGATACCATTTCTGAAGTCAAATTTTCTTTTTTCACAAGAACTCTTAATGCGTTCAATATATGTTCACTATGTGATTCTATAAATATTTGCACTCCACCAATAGCGACTTTTGATAAAAAATATATTAGATTAGATTGAGCCTTAGGATGTAAATGAGCTTCTGGATTCTCAACAATAATAATATCTCCTGGTTGCGCTATTAAACCAGCAACTACTATCGGCAATACATACGAATAACCAAATCCTATATTATGTGGCCTAAACTTTGAGTTTCCAATCCCAAATGAAAATGTAATAATTCTTGAATTTTCAGGATTATCAATATAAACTTTTACATTTTCAGTATTCAAAATATACGATAACCATTCTCCCGTTTTAATCTCAAGTTCGTTTGAGCTTTTTAGATTAATTTCTTGAAGTAATGTGTTGACTAATTGTGCTTTCTTTTGATATAAAATATTTCCTAAATATTCCCCTCTTGTCCCAACAGAGACAAAACGAGGCAAAGTTGTTTTAATATAAAATTCTTGCGGCCCAACTCTATCGGCCGCAATATAATGTACATGTTGAAATTCAGTGGTTATATCACCATCAATATCAGTTGACAAAAGTCCAATTGTATCATCAATCTCATCTCGTTCTAATATCACAGTAAGTACTCCATTCAAAGTTTCATGCGAAATTTCAATAGGATTGCTATTTGCTGTATTTTTATTTTGCACATCTCGAAATGAGCCTAAGTTTACCAATTGTCCATTAAAAACTACCTTACAAAAAGTTTTTTTATCTTCAATGGATTGACTTATAAGTAAAATACTTTGCAAGAAAGAAGACTTACCTCTACCATTAACGCCTGTTAACAGGTTTATTGTTTTAAAATGAAACCTGGTTTCATTTTGAAAACATTTGAAATTTTTTAGACTAGTAGACTTAATCATTTATACATTCTTTACTAAGTGTATCAAAAACACAATCAAAGCGAGTTGCAACTCTCTTTTTATCTCCAGTAGAAAACCTCACTGCATCAAAATATTGAGAATCTTTCAATAGCAAAGTATAGTTCGCTTTTATTTGAGCTTTATTTCTCAAAAGATACTCCTTACTTTTTGAAGCAAAAAAACCAGCAACAGTTTCAAAGATTGCAATATTTATTCTACCTCTAGTCTCAGTGGTTGGAATCCTAAAATTTCTATCCCCGAAAAACTCTCTAGTATAATACATAGCCTTCTCGAATTCCAATTCATATTTTTCAAAGTCTTCATCCGTAAATTTCTCATTCATATTTTTCATAGCATCTTCAACAAAGTCATTCATGCTATTTTTATAATCCATTATATAATCAAAAATTCTAAATGACAAATATCTTAAAACAGCTTCTTGGTCTTTTGCTCTACTATCTGAAATGCCATAATCAATAGCCATCTTAAAACTTAACTTTGATGACAGCTTTTTCAAAAAATCTGTCGCTTTACCAATATAAATGCAATTTCTTATTTCTTGTCTTTCTAACTGCGTTCCCCCTGTGTTTATTCTATTAAATATATCATATACCATTTCTAATGGAACTGACGGTTGAATAATATAAACTAGCAATTTTTTGTCTTCAATTTTAGTCTGATATTCGCTATTAAGTGCAACTAAATCAGAAAATCGTTTCCCATTCACACTAGGAATGGCTTTTAATCCTTCTAGTTTAAATTCATCTTTAAGGAATCTTCTTAATGTAGTAATACGTTGTCTTCCATCAACAACTATGTAGTTTCCTTCTTTATCTTTGTTGATATATAAAGGAGGTAAAGGAAAATTAAGTAATATTGATTCTATAAACAAGCATTGTTGCTCTGCCTTCCAAATGTATTTTCGTTGAAAATCAGGCATTTTTATTAAGCCTCTATCCCATTTTCTAACAACTAATTCATAAATGGTTTGAGGATCTTCTCTAATATCAACATCTGCTTTCGAGGGATCATATGGGTATATTGAACCTTTTCCTAAATCATTTGAATCTAAAGTATCTTCGTCTGTTTCAACCTGTTCAACAAAACTAAGAATGTTATCTTTATATTTCAAATAATTCTCTCCCCCTAATAATCCTTGTACAATAGAATTAAAATCATCATAACGGTGATATATTTGATCTTTGAGTACTGACAATTTCTCGATAATATCAATAGGGATATCTTGTGCAAGATGTTTTAGAGAATCTTCACTCAATAATATTCTATTTTCAGTATTTCCATTCATACAAAAATCGTTTTATTAATAGACTGTATTACAAACTATTTTTGTAATACACATACATGTACATTTTATGCGAAATTTAATCCACATAAACTCTATTATAGTTGTAATTGCAAATTTAGTCTTATTTATGGTTTCAAACAAATTATAGTCCACAAAAAATAAAAATAGTCATTCTATCTAACTTTCTACTCACTTTTTCCAGATAATTTGCAAACAAGGAAAGATTACACATCGATATAGTCTATGACAAAGCGTCATAAGCAAAGTATAAACGTCATAACCTCTCTAATCAGCTTATGACGCTTCGTCATATCATTACAGACGGAACAATCCTTGAAAATCAACTGAAAATCAATCACATTAATATAATAACAGTATGAACAAGAAAGAACTAACTAACGCAGTAGCAGCAAAGACAGGATTAAACAAAACAGAGTCAAGAAAGGCACTGGATGCAATCATTGAAACCATTACCGAAGAAATGAAGCGGAACGGAAGAGTTATCATTATCGGCTTCGGCTCATTTTCAGTCAAGCAGAAGTCAGCAAGAAAAGGGATGAATCCGGCTACCTTTGTACCGATTGATATTCCAGCCAAGAAAATAGCATTCTTTAAGCCCAGCATCTACCTAAATTTTCTCTTGAATCGGAAGAAAAGAGGCAGAAAGAGAAAAGACGAGAACAATGCCGGATAATGGTTAGACTATCAGACGAGAACAGGCAGAGAGCTATTTTTGAACAATATACAGTATTCGATATTGATATTGCAAAAATAGCTTCAAAGTATGGATTGTATCTGATAGGTGGAACTGCAATAGACTTGCTATGTAACTATCATTCTATTCCATTTTGGAGAAGTAGGTCTAACAATGATTTCGACTTTTGGACTTTATTTGACAACCAGCAAAATACAAGTGAGTTCATAGAGCATATCAGGGATAGTTTCAGGTTTGATATAGAGGAAGATTCCGACTACATGATTACTTTAGAATCAAACTATGTAAAGGCAGATGTTGATATACTTATAGACCGTGACTACAACAACAAGCAATTTACTCATTTTATAGGAGGTATTAATGTCATGTCTCCGATTTACTTGTTTTCATCCAAATTTGATAGATATATCAACTGTAGCAATATTCAACGTAAGGAGATAGATTTCAAAGATTTGAGAACCTTACTATCTATAATTGAGAAAATAAACGGGCTTGATGATCTTGAATACCATTTGTCTAGCCTAAATTATGACCAGAAAGCCGAAAATATGCTCAACTCTATTATTGCAAGTCTGTAATTCGGGGGAACTTGACTGTGGTGTTTCAGTCTTAAAATAGTATCTTTGCACACATATTGCTGATAATAACCATACCCTTCTTCTATTGATAAATGAATGGCTTGTTTATTATCAACAGCATATTAGTTAGACAGAATATTACACTTATATAGCATTGATTATGTCAGACCATATTACCACTTATTCAGGAGTTAAATTCTCGCCTCTCAACCCAAAGGAAGAGGATATTCGTATTGATGATATAGCACACGCTTTATCGCTAATGACAAGGGCAAACGGACATTTCCCCGAATTTTATTCAGTCGCACAACATTGTATCGCTTGTTGCAAAGAAGCTATTGCCCGTGGATATAGCAACAAAGTTGCGTTAGCTTTGTTGCTACATGATGCGAGTGAGGCATATCTATCAGACATCACAAGACCACTCAAAAAGCATTTAGAAGTATATTTACAAGCAGAATCTAAGTTACAAAATATGGTATACGGCATGTTTCTTGGCGAACTTCCTAACGAACAGGAACGAGAGCAAATTGACAGCGTAGACAATGTAATGCTCTATCATGAGTTTTTACACTATACCTCTGAAGAACTATCAAACTACAAAGGAGAGATTCTATCTACTCCAAACTTCAAGTTTGTTGAGTTTAAAATCATAGAGCAAGAATATAAGGATTTATTCTATAATTTAACGAGATAGTAAAGTACACAATCGGCACGATTGCACGATCATGCCGCCAAACCTTTCATTACAAGACTTTTAATATATTGTAATTGTGCGATAATGTGTAAGTCAGACACAATTTAAACGTTATATTACATAAAGTAAGAGGATTCACAACTTTAACAACCTCTTAGCCCTATGTAACTATTAAATACCCGTTTAAATCTTTCGGTTCATCTAATTTAGGAGATTCATTTATAATATCCCACACCAAAGTTTTACCCACAAATGACTGTATAAAACTTGCGAGGTTATATATATCTTCAAGCTCTAAGCTACAATCTATATTTCCAATAAATAACAATTTACATTCTTTGCCTGCCTCTAATTTTATGGGGTTATCTGTTAGTTTGTGAATTGTATTAATTGACAACTCAGAGCAATTCAACGTTAGGATGATGCTTTCATCACCTTTGATTAGCTTGAATTTAAAATGCCTCTCTTTCATGCGAAATGATTATAGCTTGGATTCTTCATCTATATTCTGAAAGCGTGATATTGCACCCAAGAATTTTAGTCGAGCATCTCCCGTTTTCCCATCACGATTTTTGGCAACAATAATTTCAGCCATACCATGTAAATCGTTACCCTTGTCATCTTGGAATATTTTATAATATTCAGGACGGTGGATAAAACAAATCATGTCCGCATCTTGCTCAATACTCCCTGAATCTCGGAGGTCGCTTAATTGAGGACGTTTCCCCTCAATACCTTCACGGTTTTCTACAGAACGATTTAACTGCGAAAAAGCAATGATAGGGATATTCAACTCTTTGGCAAGTGCTTTAAGAGAACGAGTTATCACACCTATTTCTTCTTTGTGGCTATCAAAAATCAGTCCACTGGCATTCATTAATTGAAGATAATCCACAATGATTAACTTAATCTGATGTTCCCGTACAAGACGAGAGGCTCTCGTACGAAGCTCATGTACAGATAACGAAGGAGTATCATCCAGAAAGACAGGAGCATCCTCAATATTTTTTTCTGCATCATCTAAAAAACGATGTTCTTGCTTGCTGTACAATTCAGCCCGGTTTAATTCCACACTACTCACATTTGATAGGAATCTGTTCATAAATTGTAAACTTGACATTTCAAGACTGAAGAAAGCTACTGGAATTCTATTAAGAATAGCGATATTTCGTATCATAGATATTCCAAACGCTGTCTTTCCCATTGCCGGACGTGCTCCAATTACAATCAATTCTCCATTCTTCCACCCGAATGTTACTTTATCCAATTCTGGAAATCCAGATTGTATGGCTCTCTCACCTACATACTCATATTTGAATATACCCAATTTTTTCATATTCTTTTTCTTATTTAGTCTTAGTGTGAGCAAAGTAACTAAGACATATACGTCATTTTACGACGTAACTCTCGAAAAAAAGAAACCGCCACAACTTGACATTATAGCGGTTCTTATTCGTGGTTAGTATGTAATATATTGATTTATATCTCATTACATAAAAACAAATGACTTTTATTCCACATCATTATTCAAGAAAATATCCAATTGAGCTTCGGGAGTCTCTGCTTTTTTTAATAATTTCTCAATAGGAGTAATTTTCTTGCTATACCATTTCCTCATTTTGGAACTAACAGTTGCATACTGTTGGAGTATAGCCAACGTCTCGCTCAAGTTTTTACCCTCCAAGCTTAAAGTAAGGTATTCAGTTGTTGCAAGATATGCATTGTAAGCATTCTTGTGTATTTTGGGCGCATTATCTTTATACCCTTGTTGACCTCTATAATAAGTGTAAGAACATTCCACGCATTGTAAGTCATCTGAAATCTGTTCTACTATTTTTTTCATCATAGATAAAGTATCATACTTCTGCATGAAGTCTCGACTGATTTTATCAATGTATTCACTTATCAATTTTATTGATTTATAATATTTCCCATCGTTTTCTTTAATCCCTCTTTCCGTATATTCATTGCGTAGACGAATAACATCATCTAATTCTTTTTTATGCATTTTAACCGCAGTCTCTAAAGCCGAGGATTTTCCACTACTCTCATATAATCCTTTTCTACAATATACTACGTCAGGACGAACAAACTCCATTTCTTTTATATTCATAGAAACTTTTGTAGGGAGAATTTCTTGCAGCTTGTTATATAAGGAATCATACTGAAGTTCTAATAGCTTTTCTTTTCTTAATTGCTCCACATCATTTCCATTTTGATCTACTATCTTCTTAGAATATACTTCGTTATCTTTATATAAAGATACCTCATAATATTCATTTCCTGCTTCTCTCAGAACTTTTATAGATTTGGTTAAAGCACCATTATCATAACATTCTATCACATCTGTGCTTAGGTTCTCTTTTTGTGTGATAGTTTTGCCATCTTCCGCATAAAACGAAATGATATTATCATCCAGTTTCTCAATTAATATGCCCGTTTCGCTATATCTGGTATACTGAATTGGAGTTGTTATATTTCCATAGTTTCCCGGTGTCACTTGAAGTATTCCTTTGTATTCTGTTTGTCCGTTTTGAAACCAGTTTGTGTTATATTGTTTGTCACCTACTAATTTTGCATGGCTTTTCTTTTGCCCTCTATTTTTGGCATCTGTGTAGTAGGATGTTTTCTCTATCATTTCATCTTCCTTATATATACATTCTTCCAAAAGATAATGTCCACTACTTCCCAAATTATAATTCTTTTCCATTCCGCTCTTTTTCCCATTTAGATAGTTTGTGGATTTAGAAATATATTTTTCGGGTGTTCCGAAATATTCGATACATAATCCATGTAAAGCTCCATGATTGTAGTTTGCGGAGATTAGTAACATTCCATTCCTGTCGTATTCCTTATAGGAACCATGTCTTGTTCCAGTACCCGCAATTACAGTAAAAGATTCATATAAACGGGAATTCCCCCAATCCCAATAAGTTTTTTTAGTCACAAGATTCTGCGCACTAGCTATATCAACTGATGATATTATAATGCAAATAAAAAATAAAATTCTAAATTTCATATTCTCCTTGATATTAATTTCTTTTTTGTTGTATGCAATCTCAATTTATCTGTACGATGTTGGTAATAGGATTAGGCGTTGATTCCGTAATTTCCACATTACCGTCTATATCAATCGTTCCGATAACAGATTGGCTTGTGCTATATTGAAAACCTGCAAAATATAGCAAATCCGAACCCTCCATTGTATAAATGGAACGAAAATCAATGCCTTTGCTTGACAAGTCCAATTCCTTAATACTGTATTTCTCCAATGCTATAATATCCAATTTATCCACAGATTTTCGTGCATATAAAGCATTTGCTGTCAAATAAGTGGAATAATCTGTATTGAAGAATCCGTTTAGATTAACAGGAATCTCAGTCAATGTCCTTGTTGCAAGTATATATTCATAAGTGCGACCATAAACATTTATCAGCATTGTAGCCCTGCGTTCGTTCCATTTTACTTGTATATCATTCGGCTGTGGTATTCCCCAATAGTCAAGAAGTTCCGTCTCTACCATAATTTGACTTTGGAGTTCTTGTTTCTCATTTAACTTACTAATTACAAGTTTGTAAGAATTGTATTCTCCACTAACAGCAGTGAGGTATAAATCCTCATTGTCGTGAGATACAAAAGCGTTTCCATATTCTGTTTGGGGTATAAAGCTAGAAATTATAAACTGTTGTGTGCCATACGACGGACGGATATATCTGTAACCATAGAAACAAGTTCCCTTATTGTTGACTACAAAAGAAAGGGAATTATCTGCATACAATTCTAACTTTAAATTAGAAATATCTTGTGTATGAATTTTATAAAGTCTTCCTCCGTCCATATTGTTTTCCATGTTAGCCATGACATAGATATTTCCCTTATTGTCTGTTACAGCATTCTCTCCATTTAGTCCTGCACCTAAATCATATATCGCTTCTGTCGCTTTATCAATAAGATAAGAACACCCTCCAAGCACAGTGACATCGACGTTGTCTGGAAGTAAATTTCCATCTTCACTATATGAGGGTTTATAATTTATGGGCTTACCTGTATTTATCATCAGATACTTTTTATTAATATCCCATATTGAAAATGAACCGCTTATTCTAATCGTATCACCCTTATTGTCAATCCACGATAATTCCATGTCTCTACCGTCTTTCTTAATCTGCCGATATTGGGTAGAAGAAGAACGGGTATTAGTTCCACTTGTATAGATATACTTTGCATCTTTGATATTCAACCCCACAATATCACCGTGTTGTGGCGGGTGGGGGGGGGGCACAGAAATACAAGAAAAAAGGCTGTACAAGCAGCCAATAAATACTTCAATTTCATAATGCTATTTTTTAATATTATTAGTAATTCTATCTGATAATTCTTTCAATCCTATATCATCTAAGCTTTTCAACTTAGCTTCCTTCCCTATCAGAAGAGGGTGTTTAGGATAGCCTTTCGTGGTAGCTCCGTAGGCTTTAAAATGATAATTTCCACTAAATAGGCTGATTATACCTTGTATGTTCTTATCTTCGTTTCCGAATAGCAAATCAGACAAGTATGTCCGTTTCGTATCGTCAATAATCGCCCCCCAAGCGCACCACACATCTGCCCGTTCAATAGTGGACAACAATTCTTCTATGGCTGCAAGATTGCGCAAATGAATCTCCATACTGTAAGTATCATCTATATCCATGTTGTTCGGATTGGTCGCTCTTTGAGGGTAAACATTCAGCATATACCATGCTCCATATTCACCGCTTCTTTTTGCATAGTCCTGCACCCTTCTCAATGTCGGGTCAAGGAAGTTAGGCAGTGCCATGCTAGGATTGATACCAATGCAAACCAATACATTCTGTTTATCTGTATCGAATTGCTCCCCTAACACGTAGCGAACATCTGTAAGTTCGCAATTATAGTTTTTTCGATATTTCTCTGCCGATTCATATTCATAGAACCAACCTTTTCTATCTGTTTTTTTGTTCATAACCTTACTTAACTACTTAGCATTACTAAGCGCAAAGATAAATCTTTTTTTCATCTTTACAAATTCAAAAACAAGGTTTTATGAAGTCAGATATTGATTTGTTCGTTATTAATAGGATTAAAGAAAAGCGGAAAGAGCTAAATGTGTCACAGCGTGGTATGGCTGCGATACTTGACTGTACTGCTGGCTTTATCGGACAAGTTGAAAGCGAGAACTCTGATACTAAGTATAGTGTACATCAACTGTACCTTATAGCAAAGGATTTTGAGTGTTCACCTGCTGATTTCTTTCCTCCTATTAATTCTGACCTTGAATAACCTGTTTCGCTGCAAAGCTAAGGTTATGGATACGACAGTTTAAGACGGTGCTCTAATTTTTTTTCTCATATTTTACGATTTAAACAAAAAAAATAACCACTACATTGCTGTAATGGTTATCTTCTTATCCTTTTAATTTATCAACTTTCTATAATATCTTCTGATTCAGTACAGGTGTGAATTATAAAACGCTGTATTAGTTGGATATTTTTCATAATCTTTCGTATTGGGACAATGCCTTTAACAATCGTTGCTTAATTCTCTCTCTTAGATGAATGGGAGACAAGACTTCTATATGTTCTCCGTAACTGATAATCTTATTTTCTAATTCGGGATTGATAATGAGGCACAAAGTTAAGATGTTCTCGTTAATAGTCTGTGAGTGGTGCAATGGCAAAGCATTCAGATAATGGAGCATCGTTTCGGAAACTTTTAGCTTGACTTCTTCTATTGGGGTATTAGAGTTGTTGTCCGGCTCATATACCAACCCATATACTTGATTGAACTTTTCTGCAACTTGTTCCAGTACTTTTTCTCTTTGGAATGGTTCATCTGTGACAATAAGATTGTGAATCCTATCTAGTCCGAAAGTGCGGAATGCTTTCAATTCATCGACAAAGGCAAACAGGTACCACATTCCCTCAAACTCTTTCAGTAGATAAGGAGAAACGGTATAATCTTTTGATGTGCCATTCTGATAATTTCTATGTTCAAAGCGGACAATCATTTGGTTTTGGATTACTTGTAATAAGCAACCTATGTTTTCAATTCCTTTTGCACGGGGATTGGGGCTAATCGACAAATATTGAAGAATTTTGTTTTTGTCTTTGATAGTGGAAAGGACAATATCAGAACTTTCAGCCAATCCGATAAAATAAAGCAACTTGTCGAAATCCAGCGTATTGTCTGTTTGAGCAAAATAGCCATTTTTCTGTTCATCGTATATAATCTCAATATCGAAATTACTCCGTATATCGGCTAAGTCTCTTTGGAAAGTTCTTTCGCCTATCTCGGTATCATAGCGTTTCAGATAATCAAGCAAAGTACGCTTGCTAGGATAGTCGTTTTGGAGAATCCTACGAATAATCAGATAGTCTCTTCTTATGGTGTTCTTTGTTGGCATAGTGAATAAGTTATTAGTTATGATAGTTGCTACTTATCAGCAGGTATAATAGCAAGCGTGCACAATCCGCACAATGATGCACGGTCTCTGTGTTCTCTAAGTCTTATTAGGCAAGGGCTGGTAACACGACCGTGCAATCGTGCGGATTGTGCATCATTTTTTATCTCTATAGTCGGGTGTACCAGCCAAACTCAGATGATTAACAAGCGCATTTACTATATGATCACCTTTGGTTGCATAGCTATTATTACTTTTTAATAAATCGCAAGTAATTTGAGCTTTTTCAACCTGTTTCTTACAATTCGCACTTTTTAGTCCAAAATTTTTCACTACAAAATCATTAAAATAAGTTCCCACTGTGTCTATATCCATATCAAGAATTTCAGCGATAAATCTTTCTTTGTTCCCCTGTGTTTCAGGAGTAATACCAGCAGCTTCAATTAAGGAATTCAGCATTAAAACTCTAATTCTTTGGGTATGCACTTTTGCACTTTCTGTCTGTAGTTTCTTTAATAATTTCACAGACTCTTCCGTGATAAGCTCTCGCCAGAACTTTATTTCAGACGGGATTCCATTATTCGGTTTGATTATTATGTCATGAAGAGATGCTAGTTGCGAGATAACATTTGTAAGCCTAGCATCATACTCCATTACACAAGTAGGTGTCAATTTGCTAATACATTTTTCTGCTGACAATTGTAGTTCTTTTACAACTTCCTTCTCCATGAAATGACGAGCTAAAAGAGTTCCTTTATATAATATAGAATACTCAATATTTTCGGGACCATATTTATTCACAATATAATCTTTATGTTTGGCACTAAACAAAGCATCTTGTAGTTCATCACCTTCAAATACGTCACTTTCTTTATATTCAATCCCGTCAAGTTCGAAACGTTGAATTAACAAATCGTCAAATATATTCTGATTAATCTTTATTTGACGATTTATTATTTTATCATTATCAAGATATAAAATTCTATTATTATAATGATAATACTCAATAATTCGGTCTTGCCACCTATCATTTATTAAGGTCAATAGTTCTTCAAAAATCAACGAGAATCTCTTTGGTACTATTTCACTAATTATTATAGATGATGTTTCTGCCACAAAAATAAATTCTTCTATAGCAATTCTATCTTCGATATTATAAATATCTTTACTCATTGGTTTAAGATTTAAATGAATAATATTTTGTCTATCTCTTTTAATTGTCCACACAGTCCGCACAATCGCACGGTTTTGTCACAAGTTCTTTTCCAACAAGTTCTTACAACATTCCAAACCGTGCGAAACTGTGCATATTATACACTCTCTTACATGGCTCTAAAGAATGCGTGTTCTTGAAGAGCGATTGCGTTCTCTTCCTTTGAAACTCTAATATACCGCATGAAGCTGGATTCGGTTGTATGTCCGGTAATCTGCATTATGGATAAACTAGGAATCCCTGCTCTATAAGCATTGGTTGCAAAACTTCTTCTGGCTGTATGACTTGTTACCATATCGCATTTCTCATAAGTCACTTCCTGCCGTACTCCACCCGTTGTCTCAATTATAGATACAAAGTTAGTAATTTCAGCCATACGACATAATTTTTTAAGCATCCTATTTGTACTTTGATTACATTGTACCTTAGGAGGTTTATTCCCGTACTTAGCAAAAATTGCTTCTACTTTCGGATGCATGGGAATCACCACCAAAGTATTGGTCTTTTGGGTGACAATCGTTAGCATCTTTTGAGCAAAGTTCAAATGCTTCTGCTCTAACCGAACTATATCGGAATAGCGCAATCCGGTGTAACAGGAAATCAAAAAATTATCCCTGACTTGCGCCTGATTATCCGGTAGTACCAACGCATAGAGTCGGTTCAATTCTTCTTCGGTCAAGTAAATTGTCTCTACATTCTCCTTATATGCCTTGAACTCCTTACGCTTAAAATCATCATTGGTGGTGTAATGGTTTTCATAAGCGTAGCGAGTCATTACCTTGATATTCTTGATAAACTTACCTATTACATTGGGCTTATACTTGCCACGGGCATGGGTAGCTTCATTAAGATACTTGATAAAATCGTTGTAGAAATCTACCGTAATCCCGTCCAATCTCAACTTAATGCGTCTGCTAGTACAATATCGTTTGATAGCACTTTGAGTCGAGATATAGTTTCGGATTGTACCCGGTACCAGCTTCGCTCCCTTACTGTTCAGGATTACTCCATCTCTACAGAGTGAAATATAATATTCCATGAAACTAGGGAAGTCAGAGAAAGTACGCTTAACTTTGGTTTCTTGCTGTAATTCCTTTTTCAATTCTTCCCTAACTAAGTCCACTGTTGCGTAAATGTCACGGAATTTAAAGTTCTCCAATACTTTCATTAAAGCATTCCTGGTTTTCTCAATCTCCTTATTGATGTTGCGCATCTTCAACTGTAATAGTGGATTACCCTTCAAATCGGGATTACGCTTTGCATCCTCAACAGCACCCCCCGAAGCAGTATCCCAATGTTTGGGGCAAATCTTACAATCTATTGGCAAGTAATAGGTTAGGCGGTCGCCATTGATATTAACTCTGACTCTGATTAATGACATGTCTTGCGTTCCGTTCTTCACTGAGAAACGAATTGCATCTTTTCCATAAAAAATTTCTTTTATAGCCATAACTACTTGTGTTGATTTTTAATTTTCAAGACCTTTTATTCAAGAATCGTTCCGCTTATCATGAATTTAAACTGCATCTTTAGAATGATTTGTCAATAATCAAATTTCGACAATATGACGACTTGTCAGATACCACATATTGCAAGTCTATTTATAGGTTCTTACTGATAGCTTGAGCAATTAAAGTAGAAGCATATACACAGAACAGACAACACCCCTTCTTCTAATGGAGCATTGCCCGTTTCTGCTGCATATCTTATCGAATGTCGGCTGTCACATCATCATCTTCTTCTTTCCATGAAATTGTTAGTTCCTCTTGTGAATTTGGTTTTATTTTTTGTGGATTTTTCAACCCCTCTACCTCTTCTTGTGTAGGCAATATAGATTGTATCTGTTTAGCAAATTCAGAATCCACATCTAAAGGCTCTTGTTTTTTAGGCTGATTTGATCCCTTAAAAAGATTGGCGAGACCCGGTATTTCCGCTTTTTTTACAGCTGGAGTAGGATTTTCTATTTTAATATCAAATGCTTCCGGTTTTACCTCCTTTTCAGCCATTAAGATATAATCTGCAATATCCAAACCTCTATCCCGTTCCTCTGCCGTGGCTTGTTCCTCCAACCCTTCATAAACAGATATATTTATACCATCCATAGCCAAATCTTCAGCCCTTATTTTCCAATCCTCCGTTGCTTTCAGGTCTGGAAATAAGATTACTTCACGACCACGGAGATCATTATAGACTTCAGGGCTTGTCCATTTACAGCCAAATTGCCCACCTGTAGCCAACCAAACGTATTCAGGCATTTGTATTGCGCAAATCAATGCAGTTTTCTCCGATTCAACAAGTGCCACAGGCTTATCTGGAAACTTGTTTAAAAGATGTACGCCAAATAGACATTGTTTATTGATAAACTCCTTATCATACATAAGCATTTTACCTATATACATGGATGCCGGAGTCTCTGGCTTATTCTTCTCGTAATGATGGGTTCTTCTGTTATAAATCAGAAATTCATCATTTTCTTTCAGCCGTTTGCCTGTTTTGGGATTGTATGCCATAACTTTAACCTGACGAATCTTACCTTCTCTATCCATTTGTAAAAATGCAGTGCCAAACTTACCATCTTTATAATAATGTTTTGCAACCATTACTTCGTACAGGTTAAACACTTCCACCGCTTTTTCTCCAAAAATAAGGTAAAGGAAGAAAAGCAATGCACCATTCATAAAGTCATTTACACTTGAAAGCATAGAAGACTTGCTTTCAATACGTTCAGAAGCAATTTCTGAAACTACTTCCTTTTGTTCGATTTCTTTCGTCATCTTGTTGTTGTTTATTTGGTTAATATTATTCTTAGGGCTCTCCATATAGCCACAGCTGTTAATTCTCTCGCAACGACCAAACTCATAAGGCAAATACTGTCCAGTCTGATTGTCAACGAAACGAGTATATCGCTTTTTGCCACATTTAGGACAGACACTATACTCACGTCCATCACCACTGGGTTCCAGTGAACACCTAAATATTTCATTTGTCATTGTACTTTCTATTTTTTTTGTATGCCTGCGCAAAGTTTATTGTACAGGCATACACAGGTTATTAATCTTCGACAAACATTTTCCTGTTCATCCCATATCCCTCTTTCTTGAAGAACTTGTCATTTTTCAAGAAGCGTTTGAGCACCCATTCTCCCATGCCTAAACTTGCAGCTATCTTGATGCCATCACTTGTTTTGAATGTTCCATTAGGAAGAGCATCATATACCGCACTTTGTTCTTTTGTCATCAAGTGCCGTACATCCTCTTTATAGACTAGTTCGTGCATTAATTCAACTTGACTTTTAAAATAATCAACGATTTTAATCGCACCTTCGACAGCCCTCACACTGATTGCCCTACCCTCTCCTTCACCAAAAGCGTAGTACATCATTTCAAGAATCAACGCAAATCGCAAAGCATTCATATCCATTTTCGCATGTGATCCCACATAGGATTCATTTGTATCGTCCATCAAACGGAGGCGATGATTTTCCCCGTTTCGCCACTCGGTAATCAGAGCCCGTGCTTCGGTGGTAAAATCTAATATATTAGATACGATGTTATCATCTTCTCCCTTAATTTCTGGCAGTGCATCTAATTTTTCAAAAGCTGACTTCACCGCTTCTTCTAACACTGAATCAACTTCTTTGTCTGTCCACTCTGGAATATTATTATCCAGTTGAGCACAGAACAAGAACCTATCAGGTAGCCCGTTATCGGTTCCTGTAAACATTTGTTTGAATACATCCGGTTGTGTCCCCCCGATTATTGAACAAAAAGGATTATTGATTTTGATTGGGTCGGAACCTTTCCGATTCACATTAATGGGCATATGACTCCACATACTTAAAAGTATCTCTGTATCGCTTCCAGCCCTATATCTATTCATCGTACCGAATAGTCCTTTCAATTCGTCATGATAAAGCAGGATTCCACGAGGATTCTCGTACAAGCACGCCAAAATAGCCTCCATTGTAGCATCGTTAAGAACTCTTTGCTTGAGGGTCGGATACTCCATAGGTTCAACCTCCTCACCATTCTTTCGCCTCACTTCATTTTCCTTGTAAGCCTTCACTTCATTCTTATAAGTAGAATATTTCCCAAGATCGCACTCCAATAAAAATTTTAATGCGTATTTAATGGGGGCAGATTTTCCTTTGGATGGCTTTCCAATCAGCACAACGAAGAGGGCGCAGCTCTCTATAAAATTGTTGTAGTACCGCACGAGTATCGTATTACCCACGACAGCACCAAAGGCTACAAGAAAACTGACAGAACTGTAAGAGGCAGCGAAACCGTAGAAACTTTCAAGCTGCTCAATCAGAGCAGCTAAAGCTTTAGGAAATACTTCCTTGTAGGGAAATGGTTTATTTTCCATACTTTTCATTGATTTATTGTTATTAAAAATTTCTCAATATCTTTTTCAGAGAACAATACCCGTTTGTATGCTTTCTTCATTTTCAAGTCACCATTTCGCACCATTCTATAAATGGTACTCCTACTGACATGAAGTAACTCGCACACTTGTGGGATTGTTAGGTACTTAGCTGAAGGCTTCTTATTAATGTCCTCTTTCAAGGCAGTAATCTCATCCCTCAACTCAAACAATGGTTCAAGCTGCTTTTGCAACTCGTCATTTTCTATTAATTGAATTTTTTCATTCATATTATTAACATATATTTAATTAATACTATTTTAACTCGTCTCTATTGTCCAACATGCAAAGAACTCTATTATCAACCCCTCCTCTTTTCCACCCTCTCTTGCATCTTTCATTGGGTGGTTAGCGATTAACTTCGGTACAAAGGTAGATGAATAATTTTAAATACAAAATAGCAACTATCTAACTATCAACGAATTACAATCAAACACGATTTGTAATTCACTTCTAAAAATGATATACTTTACTTCTAAATCATCTATGATTAACTTTGAAAAAAACATCAGTTCACTTCTTTTTTCGTTTATATCAACAAAAAAAAAGAAAACAATACATTAATATACATTAACATAAATAGCTCTTAAAACAAGGACTAAAGACATTTTTCAGCCAAATAAGCAATTGTTTTACACACCAAAATATAGATAGAATCAGATGAAATCAGGGAGGTTCAATGAATTTAGAGCAGATTAATCTAAAAACAATGCATATTTTGCATACTTTCGCACGATGAAATTAATTTCTAAGTACCGTTAGAAAAGCGAATATACAATAAGAGTGCAACCGTGCGAACCGTGCGCTAATGGTCAAACTTACAGTTAGTGACCGAAAAGGACTTGAAACGCATGAGGAGATACATTGTCGAAAATGGGTTTTGAGAAGAATATAGCAGTGGGAGACCAACGGAGATTCCAAATTGGATATTCGGAGCGTTTTTAAGAGGAAGCAGGAGGTATATATAATAAGGTCTAGAGGGGAAGTTTTTACTAGTAGTGGTTTCCATTGGAGAGCCTCAATACTGATATGAAAGTAGGAGCATTGCTAAGACAGCAGCTTAGTAATGCTCCTACACATTATTATATAAGACAGATTTGATACAGTCGTAATTTACCAAATGACCTCAGTTTGATATTATCCTTGCAACAGGTCAAAGTAAGAAACATTATAGAAATTAGTCTTAGAACAGCTTTGCATCTGGTCTCCACATTGATGTATGTGTCCGAATAAATGGTTATGCGGTTTATGCTTGCTAATTACCTTTTGCAGCAGGGTGCATCCGGATCCTTCATCAAGTACTCCCTTAGCTGGTCCATGAGTTATTAAAAAATCTATTTCATCTGGAATTTCGATTGCTTGATGTAACCATGGACGAGCGGCAAGAGAATAGAATGCAATATCATCATATTTCATTCCAGAGTTCTCCAACAATCTAATGCCTCGTGGAATTAGCAATCTCGCTTCATCCGGACATAAGTCAAACAGAAGTTCATGGTTGCCAGCTACAAATATGCGTAGTAAGGCAGGTTGAGCAGCATACCAATTAAAGAAGTCGGATAGCTCTTGTTTCTCAATACCATTTATTCCATCTCCGGCACAAATTAGAATGTCAGCTTCTGACGGGATTGTTAGACGCGAATGCAGTCCATGAGTATCAGAGAATGCAAAAATCGTACGATTCTTATAAGGTATAATCATGCTCTTGATTGTTTACAGAAAAACTATAACTTCCAAATTAATCACATACATTTTTAAAATTTTTGTTCTTTGTATATCTCTATTTTTCTATTCTTAAACTCTTGACTTATATATGCGTATGCACTTCCGATAGAATATAATAAAATTAGAAGATAATAGAATAAGAAATAATACGTTAAGCATCTAAATATCAGTATAAATAAAAGCTTTAAAACTTCCTCAAAAGCTTCCCAAGACCATATTAGAGAAAGATCAGATATAACCATATCTTTACATATTGTAAAGATATCAATTGCTGATATAGACATTGAATAGTCCGAACTAAAACATAATGATAAAAATAAAATTAGCACAATGGATAAAATAATTGAATAAGCTGTTAATGAAGTGTATTGCATGAAAAAGTTTCTTCGTTTTAACAATCTTACTTTATCAATATAAGGCTTATTGGAGACATCAAAATTTGTAGAATTAAATTTATCAAATATCATTATAATTAGATTTATATTTAGTCCAATAAAAATAGACAATGCAGCAATGATATAACCAGCAAAGTCCCTATTTATACCATTCTCGACCATCATTGTAACAATTATAGATATTATTAAAATGATAAACTTCAGCGTCCGAAAATAATTCTTCTTCTTGCTTTTATCATCTTCAAGTTCATGGAGAAGACTCTTCTTTTGCCACCCATGTGCGTCTTGTATGATTCCCAATGTATATTTAATTGGAAGTTGTTCTATAAACCAACCGCATAATCTATTCATCCATTTCATGAATTCTATATCCAGGTAATGTTTCCGATTTTATAATTTCTAATTTATTAAAACAACACTCTTTCAACTGAACAAAGTCAGGAATCCCATCTTCATCTACATCTATTTCTTTATAAAGATACATGATTGGACGTATTTTCAAATCACTATCTATTTCAAAAGTGCTAGTATTACCTGTTTCAACATTTTTAATAGTACCAGTGCGGTATTGATAATCTCTAGCAGCTTTATTATTCAGTTTTATATTTAATATTTTTTGGAGAAATTGAGGTATTTGCATAAAGGAAACAGGTTGATTGGATGGAGATGACACTTCCACTTTAAGTACTACATCATTAACCTGTTGCTCTCCCAATTCATTAGCACCATTTATAGTATCCCCATTTACAAAAGGAGTAGCAAAGGTAAAATGATCCAATATGCTATTTGAAGAAAACTGCTCACTCATTTCTTGAGTACAATAATATGAAAATTCAATATTATATTTAGCTCTCTTATTACGTAAAGTTTTTCTTATAAACTCTGTAATTTCATTTTTTATCGTTATATCAGGATAGTATTGTAATAGCATATACCCAACATTGTTATCCATAGGCAAATAAATCATTGCATAATAATCATCCGTTATAACATCATCCTTATTAACAGCTTTGCGGTTATTCTTATTCCGAAGTTGCCGAGCATTTCTGGGACGACCATAAACTCCTCCTATTATTACACCCTCAAGAATATTTTCAATAGAATGAAATATTAATTTTGTAGCGACTTCTTCAGGAGATAATACAATATGCTCGTTATGTTTAACTAATCCTGCTCTAGATTTTTTAACCGATATTCCTTTTTTCTTTCCTAAATGAGGAACAACAAATTCATCCTGATCAAGAGTACGATAGAAATTCCTAGCATAATTTTCAAAAACAATATCATCATCAACTGTAAGTTCTATATTATATTTCTCACAAACAGCTTGCTTAAATGAAAAATTTTCTTCCTCTTTATGCAATAAAGCTATTTTCAGAATCGTCAATCTTGGGCTATTATCTCGCTTTTCTTTTTCTATACGTGCTGCTTCAGCATCTACTCTAGTAGCTCGTGCTGATGTTGTTCGTAGATTTGCCATTGTATATACTATTTCATTTATTAATAAATTATTCTAATTTTTACATCAAAAAATGGGTGACCCATATCGAAAGAATCAACCGCAAAATATCAATAACGCTTATCACATATATTAAATATGTAACACATATCTATTGAATAACAGCAAAGTTATCAAATATTATCATTTAACAATTTGTTTTTCCAATATTTTCTACAAGAAAATAATAGCAAGAGAGTCTATATATAATTTATCATAGTTTTAGAACCAATATACACCATACTTTTTTAGAATCTCAAATAATACTAAAAGAAGGGTGGCATTTATTAGATTCTAAGTTAACCTCAAAAGACATCATAATGCGATGGAGCCAAATATTATTATAACATAATACTATATATTGGAACCCGATTTGGTATCAACTTTCGCAAGAGTTCCAACTATGGCGCAAGAAGAGAACTCGAACCAATAAACTTTCTTGTTTCGCAAAACACCTTAAACAACTTAGGATAGTATCAGAGGCATGTTATAAGTATATTCTCATGCCCGATAGATACGTCACGATGTGTCACTCAGTACTCCAAAATTGGAACCCCAATTGGAACCCATAAAAAATAAGCCCTCGAAAGTACTTGACTTTCAAGGGCTTTAAAGTGATAGTTGAGGTTCCTGGCGGATTCGAACCGCCGTACACGGTTTTGCAGACCGCTGACTAAGCCACTCATCCAAGGAACCATTATTTCTCGTTTGCGGTTGCAAAGGTAGTACAAATTTTGAAACTACCAACTATCCGCAGCAATTTTTCTTTGTACTTTTTTTCTTTACACCGCACTCTTGACGTTTCTTCTCCATCATATCCTTTAAATCACAGCCACTTACGCAGCTATCACAAGGATTCTCACTTTCTCGCGTACGACGAAAAAAAAGATAAATTCCATATATTACACGGGCAATGCAGAGTACAATCAGTACTCCGACTACCCATTCCTGCCAATTATTCATACAAACATTCCTCCAATCTGATAAACTGAAAATGCCACCAGCCAGGCCAGCCCTGTGGTATAGCAAGCTGCAAAGAGCGCCCACTTCCAACTGCCGGACTCTTGCTTAATAGCCGCCAATGCCGCAATACAAGGGAAGTAAATCAGCACAAACAGCATATAACAGAACGCCACTAAAGGAGTTATCGGAATCCGTTCCGCCAGGCTAGCCTCATCGGCCTCCGGATCATCCACATACAAAACACCCAGCGTACTAACGACCAGCTCTTTTGCCCCTACTCCGGAAATCAAACCGATACCCAACTTCCAGTCAAAGCCCATCGGCTTTATCACCGGCTCTATAGCCCGTCCTAACTGACCGATATAAGAATTTTCCTGTTGTTCAGCTACTGTCTCATACGCCTCATGGTTCGGATAATATCCGAGGAACCAGATGATAATAGAAGCAATCATAATAATCCCTCCCATTTTTTTCAGATACTGCGCTCCCTTCTCCCATGTATGACGGAATATGGATTTTGCCGTCGGCATTCGATAAGGAGGAAGCTCCATCACAAAAGGAGTATCATCACCCTTTACCAAAAACTTGCTGAACAGACGCGCCAACAGCACAGCCAGAAAAATTCCGATCGCATAAATACTTAACAACACCAAACTCGCATTGTTCGGGAAAAAAGCCCCTACCAACAAAAGATAAATGGGCAGACGCGCGCTACAAGACATCAACGGGTTAATCAACATCGTAATCAAACGGCTTTTCCGGTTCTCAATAGTACGGGAAGCCATGATAGCAGGCACATTACAACCGAATCCCATAATCAACGGAATAAACGATTTTCCATGCAAGCCCATCTTATGCATAATTTTATCCATTATAAACGCTGCACGGGCCATATAACCGGAGTCTTCCATCAGCGAAATACAGAAATACAGAATCAGAATATTGGGCAGAAAGACGATAACACCACCTACACCGCCTACGATACCGTCAACCAGCATATCCTTCAACGGCCCCTCCGACATGTTATTGCGAATCAAGTCACCGATTTGCCCCACCAGCCATTCAATTCCCATCATCGGATATTCTCCGAGAACAAACGTTCCCTCAAACATCAAGTACATGAAAAGGAAAAAGATAGGATACCCCCAGATACGATGAGTAACGATAGCATCCAGCACCTTCGTCGTCTGCGCCTGCTCCAGATGATTGTCAGTAAATGTCTCTTTCAGCGCACCACTGATAAAACCGTATTTGGCATCCGTTATGGCGGATTCGCAATCCTCGTTCATCGTTTCCTGAACGCGCTTGGCCATCTTGTCGCGAATACGGAAAATCTCTCCCGCATTGGGCAGCGTCCGTACAAAGCTCTCTATATCGGGATCGTTTTCCAGCAACTTGATAGACAGAAAGCGGGTAGAATATTTATGGCGGATAAATTCATTCTTGGATACTTCCTCTTTTACAGCGTCAATCGCTTTTTCCAGATCGGGACCATGATTGATATGGATATGACGGAATACACGCCCTTTCCTTTTATGTTCGCGCACGTAATCCTCCAGATGTTCTTCCTCATGGTTCTTCCGGTCTTCCAGAGAATCATGCCATTCGGTCAAGTCTTTCAGAACTTCCGGATTCATATTTCCCTGCTTGTCAAAGAAATCGACCCCTTCATAAAGGTTGATTACTACATGAAACAAGGTATCCAGTCCACGATTCTTCTTGCTGACAGTAGGCACCATCGGCACCCCGAACAATTTACTCAACAAATGATAATCCAATGTATTACCGCTGGATTCCAGCTCATCGTAAATATTCAAAGCCACTACCATGCGGACATTCATGTCAATCAGTTGGGTAGTCAGATACAGATTTCGTTCCAGATTTGAAGAATCGACTACATTGATGATTACGTCCGGTGTTTCATCAACAATGTGACGGCGGACATAAATTTCTTCCGGTGTATAAGCTGACAGTGAATACGTTCCCGGCAAATCGACAATACGGAAATGATAACCTTCGAAATCGAAATACCCTTCTTTGGCATCTACGGTCACACCGCTATAGTTTCCTACATGCTCATGAGCACCGGAAGCCAGATTGAAAAGAGAAGTCTTGCCTGAGTTCGGATTCCCGACCAAAGCAACGTTGATAGTACGGCGCTTACCTAACGCCAA